GATATGACCGAATTACTGACACAGAATGGGAAGATGCGGAAATCATCTGAGAATAGTGAATATGTAACATATAACTGGGGTATACCCGCATATAAGTCGAGGACAGGACTAGTCACATGCCCTATGGCAGGCTCATGCGGTCGGTTGGGCGGTTGCTACGCACTACAGGGCTCATATACATGGAGGACGGTTGCCAATGCCTACGAATGGAGACTAGAACAGTCACTGAGTGATTCATTCGTTCAGCTCATGAGTGATGCAATTGCAGTGAAGCAGAGGACTGCTATCAAACATAATAAGCGACTAGTAATTAGAATCCATGACTCCGGTGACTTCTACTCCATGGAATATATACGGAAATGGCTGGAGATTATACACAGAAATGCAGATGTGCAATTCTATGCATACACGAAACAGGTGCCTATATTCCGTAGATTGGAATTGCCTATTAACTTCACAGTTATATACAGTGAGGGTGGATTGGCTGACGATAGAATCAATACAGCAACCGACCGTCACAGCCGAGTATTCAGCTCACTCGATGAGCTGCATGCAGCTGGATATGACGATGCAACTGAGGATGATTCTGTAGCATGGCGATCTACCACAGGTAGAATCGGGCTGGTGTATCACGGCTATAAGTCGAAGCAGTGGACGACTAATAATAATAATGAACAACAAGTAGCATGAGGTGTGATATGCGTATAATAGATCTAACACTAGGTGACTGTGATATCGATATAGAATTAGCTGATTCAGTGGTCGACGTGTATGTATCGGGCGGATATTCGAATACAATGGAGCGTGACCTCCATGATATCGAACTCGATCTGATACAGGAATTATATGCAGAGCTGATTGCTCAATATGCATGGGAGTCTGGGAGATGTATCAACCACAATTGAACATAGGAATGGACAGTGTATCTATAATAGACACGACAATTAACCATAATTGCGACTACAATGGTCGCACTGGAGTCAACATGAGTAAGCAATTATCCACTAAGTATGCACCAATTGATCTACCTACAATTGTCACCAATACGGTCGATCTACTGAGTGAGCGTGGTATTACGACACAGGTGTTCAGTAGGCGCGCTAAGTCTGGCAACCAACAATGTGTCGAGTTGCGGTTAACTAATCGGGATGTATCAGTGTTCGGAGATACATGTAAGCCCCGTATCCTACTATATAATTCTAATAATGGCACTAGTGCATTCCGTGTGCAGATTGGTATTTACAGACTAGTATGTAGTAATGGACTCACGATCGGACAGAATATATATAGCGAGCGAGTGACTCACATAGTTGGACAGAAGTTCGATAGTGCAATGGATGCCATTGAATGGAAGATAGCAGCAGCTATTGAGGTGCTCAATTCAGTAATTACACAATTACGGGGATTACCTCTAGGTGAGGATATATCACTAGTACAGGAACATGTACTAACTAATACACTAGGGTTCAGTCCGACACTGACTGCTGAGATAATCAAGTCATTACAATCACCTACACGTAGGAGTGTGGATATGGGCAACCTGTGGGGATACTACAATGTGGTCAATGAGGTACTGCGTCAGAGGTCTCGCTCCGAGTACCGTAATGAGGTTATCAATGCGACACTCATGGATGATATCATTGCGGCATATATTAATATGATGAATCCAACTCCAACTACACTAGCTGCATGAGGTATATACATGAGTAGTAGAATGGGCAGTGTATATGACAGTGTGTATGACAGTGTGTGGGGCAGTGTGAGGGGCAGTGTGAGGGACAGTGTGAGGGACAGTGTGAGTGACAGTGTGTGGGTCAGTGTGATTGACAGTGTGAGGGACAGTGTGAGGGGCAGTGTGTGGGACAGTGTGTGGGGCAGTGTGTGGGGCAGTGTGTGGGACAGTGTGAATACTGAGGACTGACTGCTAATTAGCAACTAATTATTGACATATAATGAGGTGTGAATATGAACTATTACAGCAATACAACGGGATATCTAACATGGGAACAGTGGACTAGGCGACTACTGAGACAGACTCAATCTAGTAAGCCAGTACTAGTCATCAATCGCATAACTAATCAGATTGAGGATGCACACATCAATAATGCGCCAATCCTAGAATCTGAGATGATTGATATAGCTGAGTTAGTTAGATTGGAGGATGGGATGGAGGATACTGATGAGTAGTAGAATGGGCAGTGTGTGGGGCAGTGTGTGGGACAGTGTGAGTGGCAGTGTGTATGACATTGTGAGGGACAGTGTGAGGGGCAGTGTATATGACAGTGTGTGGGGCAGTGTGAATACTGAGGACTGAGGACTAATAACTCAATGGAGGTTACTATATATGGGAACTAGAGCTGATTACTACATTCGTAGACGTAATGGAACACTTGAATATCAGGGATCAACTGCGTGGGATGGATATCCTACTGACAATAATCTAATACCACTGATTCGTGCATATGATATCACTACATATGTGCATGTACTAGGAGATATGAGTAGTAATCGAGATGACTGGTCAGATGAATGGCCGTGGCCGTGGGCGAATAGTACTACTACTGATTATCAGTATGTATGGGATGTAACTACTAGTAGTGTATTCATATACAATTGGGGTGATCTAGTAACTGGTGGTGTTACTAGTATTAATATCACGGAATGGCCTGATATGAATACAGATACACAGGCAATGGTAGGTAGTACTCGCAGTGGAATACTGGTGTTCTGACATATGTATATAGTAGATGGCCCTGTGTGGAGTCCACTGACTACTGTGTACATCATCAATAGAATAATATATGAGGAGATACGTAAGTATGAGTAGAATAGCATTGCTCAATTGTGATAGATGTCATAAGTTATATCCGCACAATTCTGATATAGTTGAATTACATCTAGAATTTAAATTACTAGTACAATATAAGAAGTATATGGAACTATGTATAAACTGTGGTAGATATATAAGCTCAGTTATACAAGAAGCAACACATTCTCCTACATATTACACAAGTGAAGCTACAGTAATCATAGATCATGAGGATAATAGGCATAATCTAAGTAGAACATTAGTTACTAATCAGAAACTAGGAGGTAGCGAATATGGGAATCAATGATCGAGTACCTATATGTGCCATATGTAGTGGCATTGCTGAGACTGTAGACAGTAGTACTACTGCCAGTACAGTAGACATATGTTCACTAGTCCTCACTGATATCGAGACTAGGCGTGCAGTGGGGATGGAGAGGTACGGAGTACCGCTAACTCCGAACAATGGGAAGGATGCACTCATGGAATCCTACGAGGAGGCACTTGACCTCATTATCTACCTCAGGCAGTATATCTATGAACAGCGGGGTAACTAATATGGTCAGTGTGAGAGACAGTGTATATGACAGTGTGTATGACAGTGTGAGTGAGTAATTAACAATTGCGTGCATTCATATGCTCGCTAGGAGAATCAATATGAGCAGTAGTAGTAATACTAAGAAGAATAAGAAGCAAATAATAGATAAGTTGACACCGGAACAGGAAGCGATGATGCCTATCTATGTAGAGCGATGCACTGCAATCGGCAGAACTACTCAGACATGGGATCAATTCACTGCACCTGATAATCAGGCTGCAATTCGCTCACTCATCACAGAGATCTATACCAATGGCGGAGTAACAATGCCTACCGATATCAGGCTAGTCCGTAACCCACAGGAGGGTATTGATCTAGTCTCATCACTCACAGGTAATACTAAGTATAGTACACTCAATCAGTCATGTTATGGGTCGCATGACATCTCATGGCTCTCATTCTATATGTTCTGCCACTACGAACTTAACCTACGGGAGGAGACTGCTCGCCTCAAGCCGTTCTGGGAATTAGCCACGAAGTGTGGATGGTGGTGGCCTCTCTCTGGGGCAGTAGTCATATCACCTATGCCTAGTGCACTGAGACTAGATAAGCAGGGTAGGTTACATGCCGAGGGTGAAGCCGCAGTTGACTACTCCAGTCAGCCGTTCGTCTATGCATTACATGGAGTTAGATTTCCAGTGGAGATGGCAATTAAGTGGGTGGTACCTCCAGTCAGTGAACTACCAATAGATCAGGTACTCAGTATCACTAACACAGAGCAGCGTAGGGAGATAATTAAGAGGATCGGGATACAGAATATGTGGAAGCAACTCAATCCTAGAATGCTAGATACAGCGACAATAGCAGGTAATAGCTACCAATTACATGAGATATCATTGACAGGTAATGCATCTAATGATAGAATGAATAGAATATATCTACAGATGCTGAATCCCTCAGTCATCGGAGAGATACACATCGAGGGAGTACATCCCGATTGTAGGACTGTGGAACAAGCACTCAACTGGCGCAACTTCGGTACTGTGGATGTATCTACTGGTAGATTCGTACCACCACAGGTATTGACATGAGTAGTAGTAGAATGGGCAGTGTATATGACAGTGTGTATGACAGTGTGTGGGACAGTGTGTATGACAGTGTGAGTGACAGTGTGTGGGACAGTGTGAGTGACAGTGTGTGGGACAGTGTGTATGACATTGTGAGGGACATTGTGAGGGACAGTGTGAGGGGCAGTGTGAGGGGCAGTGTGTGGGACAGTGTGAGGGACAGTGTGAGGGACAGTGTGAGTGGCAGTGTGAGGGGCATTGTGTATGTCAGTGTGTATGTCAGTGTGTGTGGGGCAGTGTGAGGGACAGTGTGAGTACTGATGGATAATCTATATAGTACACTAATATACCAGATACACAATATAACACTGGTAGATGTCAATCACAGGACACCACATGATATATGGTTGATATGGAGAGGATATCATGTAGGAATGATAATGTGGGACAGTAACTCAATAATAGGTATCAACATAGATAGGAGTATATATGAGTGATGTATTAATGAACGGAATTGAAAATGAAGTGACAGTACCGAGTGCAACGAGGTACTGGCAACAGGGTGATGTACTACTAATGGCAGTAGCAGCACTGCCAGAGGGATGTACTGCAATTAATCCAGAGTCTAATGGTGATGTAATACTACAACATGGTGAGACTACTGGACATATGCATAGGTTCCGTGGCAGTGAGTTAGCTGCAGCCAATACTCAGGTGCAACTCTACGCCTCCACACTACCAATTACAGGCGGGGAATCAGTGGCTAATATCACTGAGCTAGGGGATACACGTAGATATATTGTGATCGGAGATACTGTACTCCTCAGACATGAGGAGCACAATCCAGTACAATTACCAGCAGGTACCTACGAGATCGACATCGTGCGTGAGTTCGACTATGAGTCTCATGAGATGCGTCGAGTCGTTGACTGATCTGAGTCACTGATGATACGAGTGGGTATTCGACATGGGATTCCATGGATGGGATCTACTAATTACATGAGGTGTATAATAGGAGTATGAGTATGAGTATGAGTAATAGGATGATCAGTGTGAGTGGCAGTGTGAGTGACAGTGTGTGGGACAGTGTGAGTGGTAGTGTATGAGATATCTACTAGCACAACTTACTAGTAGTTGTAATTGGGATAAGGTAGAAATACGGAATAGATTCACTCCACCCTGTTGGCTCACTATATGGAGACTCATAGATATAGATGAATCAGTGAGTAATTCAGTATATGATTATGTACATGATTCTAATCAATATATATATATAGAGGAATAGATATGCATAGTACTATAATATGTAGAACTGATCATACGTGGTTCAATATACTCACTGATTCAGCTGATAATATATCACACATAATAGGTGTGTCTATATATAAGAGAATAGCACGAGATATTAGAGATGAGCTATTCATATCTATATGTGATAGTATACTCGACCTAATATATAGGAGTACGTATGAGCAGAACTAATCTGAGATTGATCAGAGGCGGGCGGAATGATGACACCTCAACTAATGCAGTCAAGAATTGGAGTGACTACCAGGTGCAGTTAGTGGCTGATAGGAGAACAGGTGTACTCACTACTACTACTCCACGTGATAGGAGACAGCAGATACGTGAGCTGACATATGAGCTAATGCAACTCAGACTCAGGGAGATTAGTGATGGGGAGTAGTGAGTTATTAATAATTCTAACAGAATTGAGAGTAGCACCACAGAGATATGCACTAGCTGGTATATCTCGTAGATATCCAATAGCAGAATTCCTAGATCGTGTGGAGATTAGGATAGGATATATACCTAGGTGGGATATATGGAATCACCTACAGAATAGTCTAGGTATGTATGTTAGGTAGTATCAGTGTACAAGTACTACTATGTGGGATTGCACTCATGAATCTACATGGAGCTAGGATGCATGATGATCAGTGGGATTCGTTGATAGCACTAGCATCTCATTCCGATAATACCGATGTAGCAATAATCGGGTGGATGGAATCTCGCTACCATTATAATATCAGGAGTAGTGCGGGGGCGATAGGGGTGATGCAGGTAATGCCGAGAACTGCACGTGGTATTGCAATTGAGTGTGGTGTATCTGATATACATTACAGCAGTCCTCTGCCAACTGTCGCAAGACAGTTGACTAATCCAGATATAAATGTTAGAATAGGTATATGCTATTGGGAGATGATGCTGCAACTGACTGGTGATAGAATAAGTAAGGCGCTAATAGCATACAATGCAGGATTAACTAGACGTAATAATAATGTGGCACTACTGCCACGTGAGACAATTAACTACGTTACACAATTCCATGTGTACAGAGAGGAGCTAGGACAATGTCGAGACTGAGGATTACTACTTATATTATCATCACATGGCTACTATTCAATGTGATACATGCTATTACAGCTAGAGCATCCAGCTACAATGCAGTACCTGAGCGTACATTATATATCACAGGTTCCATAGGAGGACTCTCAATTCTCAAGCAAGCACAGCAACTCCTGAACATGAGTGACTCATCACATGATCCTATCTATCTAGTTATCAACTCACCTGGTGGTGAGGTAATTACAGGCACACAATTCGTCAGTGCTATGCGTGTGGCGAAGGCACGTGGAGTAGTCCTCAAGTGCCTAGTACCAATGGCTGCAGCATCAATGGCATTCATTATCTATAACGAGTGCAGCGAGAGATATGCTCTCTCACAGTCGCTATTCCTATGGCATTCCATACGCAGTATGTTATTAGGTGTCTACACTCCAGCTGAATTAGGAATCATACAGGCAGATATGCTTAGATTCCAATCCAATTTCGACTCACTCATGCAGAGTGAATTAGATATCTCAGCTGAGGAATTCTATTATCACTACCACAATAACTCATTACTACCAGCACTATATCTACACTCCATATCACCCTATTACATGACACTAGTAGATGATATAACTGGAGTACTCAATGTGTATGATGTAGTGGGTACTGGTGGGGATAAGAGGGAGCAGGGTGAGGTAGGTGAATCTGGTATCAATAATAATCTAATCTGGTTCGGAGAGTGGAACACTAGGGAGAATACTAATGTCAGAGGACACTAATACACAACACACAGAGGCTGAGCTAGCATTACTGGATTATAGACTACGTAGAATGTGGGAGGAGTATAATCTAGCCATTGCATCAGGTGGAGGCACTCCAACTCCAACTAGGGGGGCAACTGCTCCCGCTACACCAACTGAGTATGACTCAGGGGAGAATTCACTAGACATGTGGGTGAATGCTTGGGGTACTGGTGATGTTAATATAGATGCAGAGTATGTCAATGAGCAATGTGACTCACATGACTGGAGAGAATGGCCGCTAGATATAACTAGACAATACTGCAGAGTATGTGGTATAGATGAGGGAGTGGAGGACTGATGAGCACTAATAACAATGTGAAGCAGATGAGTAAGAATAAGCAGCGTATTAAGGCGAAGCAGGAACAGAAGCGTATCGGGATGAGCACTTATATAAATGAGGGTCAGCTCAATCTCCGAGTGAAGTTAAGTATGCAGGAGTATGAGCGTCTGAAGTTGGCTGCTACAATATCAGGAGTTCATATGCGTGAGTGTCTCAAGCGTGGTATCTCTCTATATCATGACTTCATTATGCGAGCATATGAGAAACACCAGACTGAGGTTAAGGCATTGAAGGAGAAGCAGAATGAGGTACAGATAGAGAACACTACTGATAATAATTCTAATGTGGAGGTAGATACTAATGAGCAGACGGGTGGGAAATCCGAGAGCCTCAACACTGAGGGAGTTATGGCGAGTGAGCAATCATCGCTCTCTGATAGTACAGCAAGTTGAAGGTAGACGTAGGGTATGGATATTAGGTATGGGACCTGATGGTCAGCATATGATAGGATGGCCTGATGGCACTAGTGATATAACACAATATGATGCAGATGAGCATGGATGGGAATTGATCAGTGACAATTAGTAGTGTGAATAATAGAATAGATATACGTAGATTAATGGAATCTGGATTAGCTAAACAGAATGCTGAATCTAGAGCACAGGAGTCATTGAAGTTAGGTACATTGAGAGCTGGTAGTACTGGTGTAGTTCTACCAGATGGTCAGATATCAGGTATCTGTCATCGACTCTCACTAGCTAGATATCTAGGTAATTATACAGATGCAGATTCCTCACGAGCACTCATGTTCGAGGCAGGTAGAACTAATGAGGACATATGGGCTCAGCGTCTGAGGGATGCAGGACTAGTGATTAAACAGGAGGATGAGATTCCTATTAGATGGGAGTTAGATGGTGTAGTTATAACTGGTCGCCCAGATATTGTTATCATGGATGCTAGCGATAATAATCGCCCCCAATTAGGATTGGAACTCAAGTTAGTCAGCTCACTATGGACAGGTAGAGATGTCCTCATCAATAGGAAACCTAAGTTCGATCATCTATGTCAGGCAGCTCATTATGGAATGCAATTAGGATGTGATTACGAGCTGTGGTACACATCACGTAGTGACTATGCAGTGAGTGGATGGGCTCAGAGATCCTTCCCTACATCTGATAATTGTCCTGATGATATTAGAGATGGAATTCAATTCAATGAATCTGGTGGGAAGGAGAATGGGAAGTGTAAGAAGTTGCTACCATTCATGGTTGGGTATCGTCTAGTGTGGGTAGGTGATGATCTAGATGTCATTGATATACAACGGGGAACTAGAGTACAGACTCCTATAACTAGAACAGCTATTGCTAATTACTATCGATATGTGTTATCATTAATTGAGGAGAAACAGTTGGGTAATAGACCAATCAATCTAGAATTCGATGGCTCACTCAGTGACTTCAAGAAGTGTGACTATTGTGATCTAGCTCATATATGTAATACAGCTGAGACCAACTACCAGAAATGGGTTGATCTAGTAATGGCGAGATCTAGTATTATAGGTAGTACTAAGTAATTAATAGATATAGGTACGTACAATAACATAGTCCCATAGGGACAGAAGGAGCATTAGTATGTCATTCAAACCGAACAATCAGTCAGGTCAGAAGTCAGGGTATCAGCGACCAGCAGTTGCAGGTAACACAGCAGTTGCAGCTAGTAATACTCAACAGTCTAATTCTAAGTCAGGTAGTAGTGTACAGCCAGCAGCTGTCCTCAAATACAGTGAGGCGACTCCAGAGGGCGCAGAGCAATCTAAGATGGTGCGTATTACTGGACTATTCAATTCTAAGTCTGGTAATGGATATACCGCTACTCTGAAGGAGGCTGTGACAATTCCAGCAGGTGCTCGTCTATTTCTATTCATCAATGACTCCGAGAACACAGCTAAGTAGTCGTCATGTAAATGTGAGGGATTAGATGTCAGATGCAGTCAGCAGTAAGTCGAAGCGATTGGGTGGATACGCAGGTTATTGGAAGCAGTTAGACATGCTCCACCTAGAATCTTCTAGGTGGAGTGATACTCAACTACTATCAGGAGTTACGGATAATGAGCAGCCAAGTGATAACACACGAGGGGAATTCAGAGTACTCACTAGTAGTATCGGGGATATCACAACCACGGACAGAACTAATCGAGATAATAACTCAGCCAAGAAGGGGTGATATTGACCGAGTTATTACTCAGGCAGTTGCAGATGCAGCCATTGTAGCTCTAGATCTAGAGACTAATGGAACTGATGCAGTCGCTGGTGGTGTGATTGTGGGCCTTGCTCTCGCATGGGAGCAGGGCTCTTTCTATTTCAGTATTAGTAGTATGTCTACTGAGGATACACAATACCTCTACAATAGACTGAGGGAATTACCACTGATAGCACACAATGTATTCTTCGATGCATCATTCCTATATGAACAAGTGGGATGGCTTAATTGGCAGTACTGTACATATGGTCTATATATGCATTGTGCTAATGAGGGATTCCCAGGTCAGGGATGGGGCCTCAAGAGAGCACAAGTGGAGATGTTGGGATGGGCTGAATCTAATACAGAGATGTTGTATAAGTGGCTAGTGAACAATGGATATACAATGAGTAGTGATGAGACTAGACCTGATCTCTCACAGATGTGGAGAGCACCCGCTGAGATACTAGGTCACTACTGTGCTCTAGATGCAGATTCTACATGGCAGTTATGGCATCACGTACTACGTCCAGTAGTTGAGAGATTCGAGGTACTCAATGAATATCATCAGCGTGATTATCTAGCTGAGGTATTAGTTCTGATAGAACAGAGGAAGCATGGTATCTATATTGATATTGATTCATTAACTACATATGCAGATGAGTTAAGGATACAGATCAATAATAATAATAATGAATTCCAGGAACTAGAGGTAGTACGTGTAATGACTAATGATCGTATAACACGTGCGCTAGCTGAGCATGATCAGAAGCAGCCAGAGATGTATCGTGTAGTTAGATTGGGTGTAGAACCTCCTCGATTCAATAAGAAGGGGGGCGATAATAAGAATTGGATTAAGTGGTGCGAGAAGCGAGATAGACCTAGAGAGATATCGAAGTCGTACATCAATTGGGTAGATCGTAGGGAATCTATACTGAATAATACACGTGGAGATTACACTGTGAATATCAACAGTGATCTACAATTAAGACATATATTCTATACTATATTAGGATTCCCAGTTAATCAATATACAGAATCCGGTCTACCATCTGTAGATGATCAGGCTCTCAGAGGACTAGGTGAGGTAGGTGCGCTCATAGCTAGGAATCGTGAGGTAGTTAAGGAGTTGAGTTACGTGGATTCCTACATAGAATTAGCTAGGGATAGTATATTGAGACCATCATTCCGAGTACCAGGAACTCTAACAGGCAGACTCAGTGGTAGAGACCCTAATATACAACAGATACCTAAGTCGGCTAGAGTAATGGACACATTCCGAGCTAGAGATGGAATGGTATATGTAGATTGTGATCATACATCTATAGAGAATGTAGTGCTTGCGGAATTATCTAGAGATACTACACTACTTAACTTGTATGGTCCTCATGCTAATCCAAATCATGATGCATATCTATATGTAGGAGCACATCTACCTGTGATTGGTGATGCTATTAGGAGAGCTGGATATGATCCAGAGAATCCTACTCCAGATGGTAGAGATAGAGCGAAGCGTGATGCACGCAAGGAAAGAGGGATTGCTAAGGTGGTAGTATTAGCATCTAGCTACGGAGCTGGTCCTGGGAAGATTCATAGTACATTGACATCCTCTGGTGTAGATGTTACAATTAATCAGGTTAGAACAATACATCGTGAATACTGGCAATTATTCTCAGGCATACGTAAATTCGAGGAGGTACTAATGGAGGAGTGGCGTGTTAATTCGGCAGCTAGTGGCAGCTCTAATGGATGGGTACTCAATGGTATTGGCAGACCAATATGTGTAGCTGAGTATCTAATGAAGGATATAGTGAATCGTGTAGTGCAGAGTACAGCACATGATATACATATGATGTATATACGTATATTAGATTCGATATTCTCTAGTAGAGGATTGGATGTTAAGTGGATAATTGCCGACTTCCATGATCAGTCTATTGTAGAGTGTAGTCCTAATATTGCGAATGAGGTAGGTATGATAATGGGAGTAGAGGCATATGAGATACTCAATGCAGAACTAGGAGCATATATACCAATCCGAGGTGAGGCTCAGGTGGTAACTAATCTAACACAAGCGAAACTGGGATGAACTATGTATGGGAGATATATGATGCATACTATATATGATCGATTATACTACACAATGTGGGATGGATATAGTGGTGCCACACCAATACCAGCAGCTGTATTCGATAGCAGACTGCAGGAGATTTATATACTCCGATTGATACTTAATCTAATTGCAGAGGAGGTACATAATGCATAGTGTGTATTCTAACTTAGATATTACTATTGATATGACTAATATTAGATATAAATTACGTAACACAATTAGAATGGGACATATAGATTCAATAATTATTATAAAGGATAACATAATGAATGAGGTATGTAGCAATGAGTGAACCACAATACTGGAATGCAGTTAGACGATTCAGGAATGTATTACTGGAGGGTAGAGTGGTGGCAATAGATCCTAGTTGTGGTAGTAATAGTTCCATGCCTGGATATGCAATCTACAATGCAGGTATATTAATAGGTAGTGGAGTAATACAAATACCCCTAGCTAGGGAACTACATACCAAGTTACAATGGTTAGCTAATTATCTCAGAACTGATCCTAAATTCCAGGGTATTGAGCTACTACTCATAGAGGCAATACCTGTAACTAGACATGGTAGAGGAGCTAATCAACTCTCACACTCATCCCTCATCAAGGCAGTGGGTGCTATCATTAGTAGTATCAATTGCCCATACATAATGTACGTACCTATACAGACATGGAAGGCTTATGCCAATACAGTGGAATCATACAGTAAGGGTGATGAAGCAGATGCTCGGATGATTGGAGCTAGTATTATACAATTAGCTACAACCATACCAGGAGATGGGGGTGTTAATTATTACAGTAGTATGGAGATGTCATCGAGTGACGATGATAGTAGGGCTACTGGTAATCGCAGTAATAGAAGGAAATCTAAGAATACTAAACGATCTAAGCGGAGGAGATAATATTATGTATGAGGATCTACTAGATACATGTGAGAGAATACTAGGACACTTCGATAGTGAGGATGGAGAATATCCATCACTACAGACATATGTAGATGGTGAGCCTGTGTGGGGTGTAGTAGATGGGGAAGTAGCACGTGATCTACTAGAGATGTATGAGTTAGTGAAGCAGCTCAGAGAGAGTGAGGATTAGTATATGCTACTAACAGTAGAGACTATACTAGTATCCATAGCTGTAATTATATTCGTAGTCATATTCATTGCAGAGATATTCCAGTGATGAATATCATATTAGAATTAATTGAGTAATACTGTATACAGAATCACCACCGGAGATGTATATGTCAGGGACATTAATTAATGACAGCTCATCTATATTAGCGTCATTCCCATATCCACAGGCTAGGGAAGTACAATCTGAGTTGCTACAGGCAATTGAGAGAGATTGGAATTCAACAGATGTATTCGTAGTAGTGGCTCCAACAGCATCGGGTAAAACGGCAATATCTAGAACAATAGGTAAGTGGGCAGGTGACTACTCCATCATAACTCCTACCAATCTCCTAGTGAATCAGTACCTAGATGAGTTCCCAGATGAGGCTACCATACATAAGCAATCGTCATATCGATGTACTACATTCAGAGATCCACAGCAATCATGTGATGTCACTAAGAAGAAGACTGGAACTAGATGTCATGGTTGCCCGTATACTAGGGATATGATGAAGACTAAGTGGCGTGGAGGTGGTATATATAATTATCACACCTATCTAGCACATCGTATATATAGAGAGACCCTAATAATAGATGAGGCACATAACATCCTCCCGCTGATACAGGATCGTGAGGGATTACTCCTATGGCAGCATGAATATAAGTGGGACGCACATACAATCAGAACATATGGAGATATACGTAATTGGTTGAATTCACTACCTGAGTATACAATCAATGCAGATACTAAGTTACGGAAGTTGAGGGAAGATGTTAATTCAGATGCACCTAGATATGTAATCGAGAGAACTGAGATGTTGTGGAGTCAGGTTAAGTGGGCTAAGGGGGAGAGGCCAGAGGATAGACCAGTACTCAGAGTTAGACCTATAGATGTTAGAGATGCTAAGCCCGTAGTATGGCCATCTAGAGTGAAGAAATTGATACTCATGTCAGCTACTATATCTCCTGTGGATATTGAGGCTCTAGGATTATCTCGTCGTCGTGTTAGATACTACGAGTGTAGATCCCCAATCGCCCCCGCCAATAGACCGATCGTGTTCAATCCAATTACATCAGTTAATCGTAGTAGTATGACCACTGCCATACCTAGATTAATGGATGATATAATCAACGGTATAATGCCCAACTACATAGGTGAGTCTGGAGTAATACATTGTACATACCAGATGTCTGCTCTCATTAATGATGAGCTGAATAATAATCATCGATACGAATCTGTTAGAGGGTTATTCATGTTCCACGATCGAACTAATGCGAAGAGGATATATGATGCATGGCGTATGCCCCACAACCGAGGACGTGTACTAGTAGCGTGTGGTATGTATGAGGGATTGGATATAGTACAAGATCTAGGTAGGTGGCAGGTCATTGCTAAGGTGCCGTGGCCATCACTAGCAGATCCAGTAGTTAAACATCGTGCAGATAGGAATCAGGATTGGTATGCATGGGAGACACTGAAGCGACTCATACAGGCGTGTGGTCGTATCTGCAGAACACCTACTGATTGGGGTGTTACATATATACTTGACTCATCATTCTATAGAGTGTACAATAACAATAGGAACCTAATACCACAGTGGTGGATTGAAGCATTGGAGGTAATGCATGGCGAGTAGTAGAAGTAGTACTAGAAGTAGAGGGAAATTATCGAAGTCAGGTAGAGGGAAGTCATCGAAGAAGGGTAAGAGTAGTAGTAAGAAGAGTAGCAAGTCAGAGTACTATGAATTAGTGAAGTCATATGATATTAATGATGAGGTGCGTAGAGCTCTAATCATACCAGACTGTCATATTCCATATCATGATAATACAGCATACTCATTAATGTTGAGGGTAGCTGAGATGGCAGCAGTCAGTGAGATAGTAATACTAGGTGACTACGCAGACTTCTATTCAGTCAGTAGTCATGCTAAGGATCCTAACTTCAGTAATGCGCTCAGTGATGAACTAGATCATGTCAATGCATATCTAGATGAATTAGATGAGAGATTCCCGGCAGCATCGAAAGTGTATATAGAAGGTAATCATGAGCATCGTCTACAGAGATTCATCAACAGCCGTGCTCCTGAGCTCAATGGATTAACTCGTGTCGAGTCACTCCTGAGATTAGACACTAGAGAGAATTGGGAGTTCAGGCCATATGAACCTAGTCAGCTATACTCAGTACTAGGATCTAAGCTATTCGCTAGACATGAACCATATGCAGGATCAACTCATGCAGCACACTGCTCTGTAGTTAAGGCAGGGTGTTCTATAATATTCGGACATGTACATAGAATACAGGAATCACAGATTGTATATGCTAGTGGAGAGAATCATAGAGGTATATCATGTGGTTGGTTGGGAGATGTAGAGTCCTCAGTATTCGATTACGTACCCAGTCTACATCAGTGGGCTCATGGATTCTCTATAGTGGATGTATTACCAGATGGTACATTCTTCAATAATATGATACATATCATAGATGGGAAGTGTTCATACGGTGGTGTAATCATAGATATGGATGATGATGTCACTGACTATATACTACTGGACTCGTGATTCATAGTGAACATTAACTAATAATACCATGTGGTATATTGGAGATTAGTATGGGATTATTCAGTGTTACATTACTATGTAGTATACCAGAGTGTAGTGCTCGGTGGGATGATCTCATCGAGCGAGATACTCGTGATGACACTCACATCTGTGTGGAGTGTGGTGAGATGAGTGCCCGTAGAACTTGGTCTATTCCTAATATAGTAGGTAGGGAATCATATATAGATGGAGGTAGACGTAATGATTCCACCTACCAACGAGTGAAGGATGCTGCTAAGTTGGAATCCCAGATGTATAATCTACCACCAGATAAGAGGGGTGATCATGCTAATGAGATTAAGAAGTTAATAGGTACTACTAGTAATAAGAAGGGAGATAAGTAATGGGAGCTGATGGACATATTAGACTAATGGATCTAGATAAGTTAGTGAGAGATACTAATATGAGTGATGATAATCTATCTAAGTTCATAGAGATAATTAGAGATTCTATGTGTTATTTACAGAAGTTAGAGACTAGGAGAATAATAACTAATTACTGGGGTGATAACATCTACAGCAATAGCCTTCTATATAACCTAGCCTATTATGGATATAATAAGGGTAACTGGGAGGATACATTCTACTATGATATAAGAATGAGTGAGATAGAGAAGTGTGGGATAGATAGTCGAGTGATATTAGATTGGACTGATTATCTATGGAATAGTTGCTATATAACTGAATGGGAGGTATGGACATGATATATGCTGTAATAATACTATTCATATGTGTAGTGATTCTATTCATTAATATATATAGATTGTGTGTTAATATGTATTGTGCTAATGAGAATATCAAGGAATTGAGAGATAGAGTAGATTGGTTATCTAACATGGAGGAGATACAGAAATTGGTAGATGAGATGAATGAATTATCCACCTACCCTAAGTACTATGCTATACCTAATTCATCCTCCATACATGAGCGTTATGGTGAGAGTATGTCATTAGATAAGGCACGTAGTCATCGCGATACACTCAAGGCAATTAAATATGATGAAATGAAAAATCATAAGTGTCCTGATATATCTACTATAGGATTACCAGTTAATCCTGGTGCTACTACTAAGATAGGTAGGTGTACGGTGAAGAATAATAGTGATAAGACAGTATATATAGGGGAGGCTAATAAATGATACAACTAAGTACAATTGGATGGGCACTGATAGGAATCACATGGATTATAGGCTTCGTAGCTATATTAGGGTGCATGTATCTATATAAGCAGGTGAGACTACACTCATTCATAGGTGCTACCATAATGTGTCATCTACATAAGAGGAATAGATCATATACTCAATTAGTGACGCTATTAGAGAATCTATACGGAGTCCCTGTTGATGAGGTAATGCGCAGTCTAGGTGAGACACCTGCTAACCCTAGCAGTGATCTCAATGTAAAAGAGATGCGATATCCAGATGATCATAATTCTAACGGAGGATCTAATAATGCAACTTAGACTACGTAATTATTATAGAATGAGGAATAGACCCGATGTATCTTGGGTATATATAGATAGTGTCAATCCTGAGATTGTAGACTGGCAGTGTGGTGGTATATATCTACAAGGAGTAGGAGATGCATATGAATTACATAGAGGAACATGGTGCATGGATGGTCGTTACCAATTAAGTAGAGGTAGTGAATCACCTATGGATCTAACAGTAGAGCTAGGAGATAGAGTGCCTACATGGGGTGATCATATCACATTAATTGAGGATATTGTGGATAGGGAGGATGTACCATGGTATATCTAATAACATCAATGATAGTAATACTAGGAGCATGCAACATACCACATAGTGGAATAATAGATGGAGGTAGTGAGGATGGATCTAACGGAGAGATTGGTACTGGGAGCAATACTCCTAGTGATCAATGTACTGCTAACCATAATAGTAATACGCCTGTTATTGCTACTCATACGATAATCAATGTAGTGATCGATGGTCAATTGAGGACTTGCACTCCTACTACTAGTATGTTATCATTGTTAGGAGACAATGGACGTGGTGATCCACATGATGATCATAGTGATGATGGAGAGGAGGATGGAGAGAGCGATGGAGATTCTAATAATGATAGTGAGGGGGGCGATTCTACTACTGACAATAGTAACAATGTCTATAATAATAATTCCAATAATGGGAGCAATAGCAGTTCATCTAATGCATCGTCTAGCTCTGGATCGGGAGCGAGCTCTACGTCAGAATCAGGATCCACAGCAGAGCAGCAACAATCAACAGTCATAACTAATAATAACTCAATGGAGGTAATATACACATGCGATTGATTATTACAATAGTAACAACTACAATACTGATGACGACCACTAGTTGCCTACATAATCACTACATAACAGCAGGTGGTGGCTATATGCCTACTGAGATTGAGACTACTAAGTTAGAGGATGAGGTAACTGTGGATGTACACTCACAGGTAATACCAGTATACTATCTGGGATTCACCACAATCAATAATCGTAGAGGTCTACTACTAGAGACTAAGGTGATGAGTAATGGTGGCGGTACTGTAGGATTAGGAATTAGACTGGATTGAGGTGAGTGAGTATGCCTATGTACGTATGGCATTGTGACCAGTGCAGTAAATTAACTGAGATATTCAATTCAATACATGAATCTGATAGTAAACCAGAGAGGTGTAGTAATGATGATTGCCCTAGTAATTCTAGTACTATTAGTAGTACTACTAGTGAGTCTACCGGAGTAGTTAGTGCTATCCAGATTAAGTGGACTAAGCAGCTACAACCACAGATTAACAGATGGAGGTATTGTGACTGAGATAACTGAGATTACCCTCAAGAGGATATATCCAGAGGATGAGGATGTTAGCATGGAGATTGCATATCCACATATATTCCGTGGATGGAGGAAGTTCGTGGGAGGTAATAGTGTAATTGTAGAGGATGTATCCTGTAGGATACAGGAGGCACTCAATACACTAGGATTAGCAGCAGATTACCAGATAATCAGGACAATTCATGAGATTGAATGATTATATATTGATACTGGCAGTATTAACTACATATAATTGCTCCTCCAATAGAGAGCCTGATGTAGATATTAGGTATGGTGGCAGTGATAGTGATGTAGTTATAGATGAGGAACTCAGACCCTATGTAGGTGCCTATCTATCTCTCATGGATGATGCTAATATCACCCCCGATTGTCCACTGACAGTACCTAGTATAGGATTCGGTGATGTAACACGTGGTGAGGAGAATAGTACTACAGTTGGATTATGTACAATACACTCATTAGTAGGATTCGAGATATGGGGTGAGGTATTAGTTCGTAGGGAGTATTGGGATATGATGTCAGATGTAGTTAGGAGATGGTTGATCTACCACGAGTTAACACACTGCTACTACCAGATGGATCATGTTGACAATCCAGATGCTATAATGTATTATACTATACATGGTACTGATGATGCTATGGAGAGTAGATGGAATAGGGAACTAATTAGATTAGTAGGTGATATTCGTGATGTATGTAATGGAATTAATAGTAGTAGCGACAGTCTCAACATGTCCAATACCAGTAGTAGAGAACCGCAGTGGCCTGGATTGGAATGGAGTAGATATACAGAATATAGTGAGAGTGACTAATAGATGTCGTATTCTATATAATACTAATTCATGTCTAGTTCGTGTAATCAAGTTAGGTGAGAGTAATTACTATGTAGAGTGTAGGGGAGGTTGATAATGCATGTATGGGGTGAAGAGGGAGTAGACTGGCGTGGAATCAATGATGCTGCTCAGTATATTAGGGATTATCTAGTTCGCTGGGGTAGAATTAGCGTGAGAGATTGGAAGGAGAAATATGGTACAGTACGTATTTACTGCTCATTCGGTTGGGAATCTCTACATTCAATAACTCATCCAGGCTATGTGTATAGTCAATATCCTAAGTGGTTGTGGTCATTCTGTTGTTCTCCTATTAATAGTTGGATATTCACTCAGATCAATCGTGTAGTAGTACCATACCATGTATGGCTCTACCGTAGGGCATATAGAAATGCAATAGAGAAGTGGCCTCATCTAGAGCATGAGATATGCAGTGCAGCTGATTATGGTGAGTTACTATATGGAATATACACACCATATTACAATGATGAACAGAATGGTTAATTATATATCAGTAGGTATATATACGAATAAGCAGGATAATATGGAGGTATTAGAATATGGCAACAGCGATAATTAAGTATGATATGGAAGATCCACACGATAAGCTAGAATTCAAGAGAGCAACCAGTGCTACTGATGTATATCTAGTTATATGGGAGATACAACAGGAGCTCAGACGCTTATATAAGTATGAGCCAATCAATGCAGATGGATCACCTCAATATGACACAGATACAATAGAGTATATACGTGACTTCCTATATAAGACATTAGAATCTCATGATGTAGATATGAACAATCTGGAGTAGCTAGATAGTACAATATGGAGAATCACTAATGAGATTAGTAGTATGGCAGTTGATAGTTGAGAGTGTATTATATATAGTAGCAGGTGTAGCCTATATACTACTCATGGGATGGGTAGTAGATCTAGTATATTATATAATGGACAGATATAATGGAACATGATATAATACTGATAGATACAATGTATCACTCTGCTATTGTAGATAGTAGACGATTAATTCCAATTATGATTAGGGTGAGGTACTACGATGGAATCATTATACAGGAAGTGGATCAGAGGATCTCGATCATCAATGCTGAATGTGAGAGCAGGAGTACAACCGAGCTACTCACATGATTATATATCAGCAGCAGTGCCTCTACTAGAGGCATTCAATCCTAGCAAGGAGGAGGTAGTTAATAGTGCAACTGCTAATCAACTACTGAAATTGATCCCTGCATGTGATCTTAATATACAGAGAGGATTCAGAATGCAGATGGAAGTAAATCCAACTCTGCATGAATATGCATTGGTATCATACAATACCCTCCTAGAACCTGGAGATAAGCCAGTAGTAATGGCTAAGTTCCATCGTAGTATGGAATTCGATCAATTAGATTGGTTAGTCAGATTCTATCTAGTGGAGTGAGGATATTACAATGGAAGTAGTAGGAGTAGTATGTCCTAGATGTGAGACATTCATATACTCCAGACATAGACATGATATGCGCTACTGCCCCTGTGATTATTGTTATGTAGACGGAGGTCAGGGAGTAGATGGATATCTGAGATTCGGTTGGGGTAGTGATGTAGACATGAGTGTAGCAGAGAAGTATGGAATGCCAATGAGAATTAATAGGGAGGTATAGTGAATACAATAGATATAACTAGTAAGGCTAATGAACTCCTAGTGAAATGGAGTAACGGTAGAGATAAGGCAATTGCAGATTATCACTATTACTGTGGATTGATAGATGGCATCAATCAATATATAAGCGGTCTCACTGCAATAAGTAGTGCAGTGAACCATGAGATTGCTAGTATGAGTAGTGACAAGGATGTATATGGTCAAGAAGAATCAAGGAAAGAAGGGCAAGGGGATGGGTACAGTTACGAGACTAGGTTCGAGAGAACGGAAGACAGCGAAGCGTTATAATACTACAGAGATTCGTCTCCATGATCTAGAAGTGCAGATGGGTAAGTTGGTAGTTCTACTAGATGAGATGTATGATGTACAGGAACATCATGTTCGCCTCATTGAATATATGATTGAACAATTAGCTCGTGAACGTGGTATACTACCTAATTCATCAATTAATATCAACCCATTGGAATAGGTAGAATAGCACCATCCTCGTCAGATCCATCATCCTCATTAGATTCATTACTTGACTTATCTATATATGCCAATCTCTTATTATTCCTATTCCTATTCCTACGTTTCTTATTAATACTAGCAGACTGATCACCAGTCAATTCCTCGAATAATCCCAATAGATCATCATCAGTATTACCAGCACTATCAGTGCCTACTGGTTCAGTAGGAGTCATTAATGGTTGATTCTCCTCACGTAGTTGTGAGAGGATACCTCTCTTCATTGCTCTCTGTTTACTTATTTCCATTGTTAGTACTCCATGTCTGTTTCAATTGTTCCAATAGCTCATTATCTAGATTGGATGATGTCTTCTTGACTACCAGCTCCAATATCCATATGATTAACCATCTCATGAATTTCTCTGTCATAAGAGACATAGCTAGGTGGGATAGTGTACTACCTAGTAATCTCAGTACTGTCATTGCTATAACTGGCATATTATCTCCATATATTATATTAATAATCCTCAATCACATCTAGTAATTGATCCATTCTAGTCTCATTGATATCCATTATACGCTTCTGTGGTATTAATTGCAATAGAGATGATCCAGGGGTGATTGATTCTCCGTACTTGAGTATATCTCTACCTGCTTTACGAGGATCACCACTAACAGCAGCCTGAGTAGCATCAATTAGAGCTGACAGAGCTGGTGGCTTACCGAATTGACCATTGAGTAATCCAGAGATAGAACTAGCATTAGTCCACTGGAACATAGATCTCCCTAGTAACAGTCTCCTAGTACTGGATTCATCTGCACTAGGTAGAATGAATTGATCTAGAGCAATAGCAGTTGCTAGTGGATATAAGTACTTATGTAAGGTCTCTCTCTCAGCATCTCTCATCTTATATCGATTACCACTACGGATATTCTGTGCCTGTTCCATTATATCACCTAGAATAGCACTAGGCCACTTACTGAACATACTGAACATAGAACCCATTGTCCTACCGAATTCACTCATTGATATTCTATTGTAGTTGAATTGTGTCTCTGAGTTGAGGAATTGTGAGTATAGCTGAGGCAAATCAGTGTAGTCGTCCTCACGCATCATTGTCTTAACCTTCGCCTGATATGATCTAGGCATCTTCCTCATAGCTGCAATTGCTGCCTGTTGCTCTCTAGTTGCAGTAGAGCCTGTACGTATAGCAGCTAATCCACGTACGAAGTCATCTGTAATTAGTTCAGATGCACGATGTGTGACTGCCCTATTGAGATGATCTGAATAGGAATAGAGCCACATAGAAGTATCCTGCGCCTTCTTAATCATATCACCAGTCCACCCCCGCTTACTGAGCGCCTTCTCTAACTCATCATTGAGTGTATCTACTGCTGAATTCTGATAGTTAGCAGGTATATGTCCAATTCTAGATAGATTATCTATATCAGGTCTCCTACCTACCATTAACTGTGCTCTAGCAATCTGCCTCATACCATATGATGGCATTATCTCAGATCCTATTGTAGCAGCTGTTAATTGATATGGTTGAGTTATATTCCTCAGTACAGCATCTACTCTGAATCCTAGATAGTAGGGATACATATTAGAGCTGAGTGCTGGCCATATATCCCACATCCTCGCCTTCCCACGTACTAGTGACTTCTGGAATTCACTAGCTCCCTTACTCTCCAATTCACGTAATCTCTCAGCTGATTTCAATTGGGACTTCAAACGTATATCCTGCATAGTAGCACGAGCAGTTCCCTGACGAGTACCCTGTATATCTAGTAGTAGATCACTAGCCCACTTAGATCCCTGAGTATCCCCTAGTTTCTCTAGATGCTTAATCTGATTCCTGAGAGCATCTAATCCCTCACGTAGATATACATGCTTGTATGTATTATGTGCCCATCTAGTGAACAACTTAACTGGATTATACTCACGTATGAATTCAGGTATAGTACCTGCTCTATAATGAGAGGATGCTGCCATTGATTCTAGATTAGCCCTGACTCTAGTTGGATTACTCCTGATATTATCTATAGCAGCCTGTAGAGAATCTACATCTGCAATACCACCAGCAGTACTACTACCAGAGGTTATATCCAGTGCCTTCAACAGTTGCTTCTCAGGTGTATCTAATTCAGCTCTACGTACTCTAGTATCCTCTAGGAACTTCCCTAGATTGCCCTCATACTTATTAACTATCAGATCATCAACACTAGATCTAATTGTGGATATCAACTCAGGAGTATCTAACATAGCATGTGGTATATAGACTAGATCGCCCCCCTTATCTGCTCTACTCAATTGTGTAATTGGTAGTCCCATCTCCCTAGCATCATCTCTGAATCGAGTACCTCTATTGATGAGTGTCTCAACTACACTCCTCTCAACATCACTCTCTAATGATGGGAGGTAGTCAGATCTAACCCAACTCACTGGCTTACTATCTATTTCCCTAGTTATCTGTAGTACTCTATCTGCTCCTACCTCACTGAGTACAGGCAGATCACGAGTACGTATATCATCATGTATATTAGCTAATCGATTAGTGAACTTATTGTAGGATCCTGATAGGGAATCTATGATAGGACGTACAGCAGTGCCATACTTATTATCTAACATAGTAGCTACCTTCGGAGCATCCATTAGGAATAGGCCAACCCTACGTACCAGACCACCAGATTCACTATTAGTAGGTATAGAGCTACGTATTAGGTCTCGACCAATCTCACCTATTCGGTAATCACGTATTGAATTATCTACGAATTCAGCACCCTCAGTAGCTATGCGTTTCCCTATATACTGCATTCCTGTTACATCATCAGTTAATCTAGCTCCTGAATTCCTAGCCCAATCATCAGCTATATTATTCAGTCTAGAGTATATATAACGATTAGCCATCTCCTCCACATTATCTGTATCAGTTACATTAGGTATTACATCTCTGATTCTAGGTAGTTCTCTCCTATAGGCAGCTCTGATTGCATCATCAGATGTTATCCTCTCAGTAGCTAGGAATGAGGATCTCTGTTCTGGAGTTATTCTCAATTGCTCGTAGGATTGAGGCTGTTTATTCACTAGATTATTAATTACGAACTCCTCAGTCTCAGGTCTCTCATTGACTACTACCATACCTCTACTGATGATATCATCCTGTAGATCATCTCTGATTCCAGCTAGTGTACTACCTATAGAATTCCTGATATTATTAATACGAGGAGCTAACTTAGATATTACCCTACCTGCACCAACTAATCCAGCACCAAGTCCAGCACCTAACCCAGCTCCGACTGTAGCACCTGATACCTCCTCACCCTCTCTAGAATGAGATAATCCAGCAGCACCACCAGCTACAGCACCTGCTGCAATCGCTCCTCTCACACCCTTAGAAGCTAATCCAGCCAATCCTGTAGGAACTAGTAGACCTCCAGCAACTTCAACTGCAGTCTGTTGCCATGGTTTCTTCTCTGCTATTAACGAAGTTAATTCATCTATCGCTTTCCTCTTATTAGGATCATCCTGCAGTTTCTTATATATAAACTTGCCAGCACCTAGTAATGCTGCCTCATCTGCTATTGCTAGTACATAACTAACTGGATCTCCAGGTCTCATCTGCTCTCTACGTCCACCTAGAATTGGTATCTGATCATCTAACCAACTAGGATCTACTCCAGTTCTCATTGCTATATTAGCTATATCTGAATCCTGTATCTTACTCCCATTAGAGTTAGGTAACACGAATTCATTGTTAGATATAGGAGTAGTGGACATCTCATTAGGTAACTTGAAGTTATCTGTAGATTCTGCTGAGGATGCTGGTACTGATTCTGATGGCAATCTGAATGTCATTGTGGTGGTTTATATCCTTGTTTAGCTAAATATGCAGTAGCTGCCTCTGTATCATTATTCATCTGCTTCAGAGTTTCCTTCCATAATTCCATACTCAGTGTCTTCATTGTATTATTAGTATTAGTAGTTACATCTGTAATATTAGGTAGTGATTGTTTCCAATTATTAATAGATGATATCATAGCATCATAGTCATCACTATACCAATGCATATTCTCATCTAACCATTCCTGTGCTTGTTCTGCAGTACCGCCCGCTCTAACTATGTTATCCTTATACTTAGCTAGGTGATTATCCCTAGTCTTACCATCAGTATCAGCAGCATTGAATAACTCAGTCTTAGCCTGTTCTATTAACTGATCTCTATCTTGTTGTTGCTTATTCAGACGCTCCTGTTGTTTACCTAGAGCTGCCTCCTGCTTATCCTTAGTTCTCTCCTCTGTTCTAGATTTCAACTCATCACTAGATTGCTTATCTCTAATTCTAGCTAGAGTCATATCGAACTTCCTCCTCCTCGCATCTGCAGCTGCTGTATCTAATCTACTCTGCTCCTTCTCCTGATCCCTCACACTCATCTCATGTGCTCTCTCAACTGCTCCTCTAGATTGTTCTGTATCTTGTAATCCAGTTCTGAGTTCATCTAGTAGCTGATCATATTGCTTCTCCCAATTACTTCTATTGAACTTGAGACCGGACATATCTGTACCTGTCTTCAGACCAGAATATCCAGCTCCTAGTTGTATCAGAGCCTGTCCTATAGTCTCAGCAAGTTCGCCATATTGCTTCTGTTTCTTAGCTTGTTTATATATATCAGCTAATTCAGACTTCCTAGATTCCCATATTGAGTTATCTACTCCCTCAATCGGTTTGAGTCTGGCTGATAGAGCTGATTCTCTCCAGTCATACATATTAGGTTCTGTCTTATTATTACTATCAGCATCTACTGGTAGTTCTAGTTTACTCTGATCCCCTAATTCACCAGTATTAGTTGTGTTACTGGAAGTAGATTGAACTGGAGTAGATCCTACTGTTGATTGTTTACTATTATTATAGTCCTCCTCATCAGCAGCTCTACGCTTACGTAGAGACTCTGCTAGTGATTCATATTCCTTAACTCTCATACCACGATCACTCATATACTAGTTCCTCCTAGTGCAGATCCTGCACCTCCACCTAATGATGCTCCTAGACTGGCTCCTGCTGCTATTCCTGCTGGACCTGCTACTGACCCTATCATACCACCAGCGACTGCACCTATGAGGGTGCCGCCTGCAGTGAACATTGCATTTCTATTAGCAGCTGCATTCTGTTTATCTCTAGCTTGCTTCTCTGCGTATTGCTTCATCTCTAGTAGTTGACGCTTAGACTCCTGATCCAACTGTTTACCCTTACTTATATACCCTCTCTTCAGAGCGTCACTAACTACCTGATGAGCTCTCTCCATTAATTGAGATTTCCTGGCGTGTGATTGCTCTGCAGTCTGCTGGTAATCAGCTAATTGCTGCTTCGACTTCCCTGACATCACTGCATAATCTAGTAACTGAGAATCATTGAGTAGTGCCTGACCTGCCTGATCCTGCTCGAACTGCATCCTACTATCCAGAATCTCACGTCTAGTCTCTCTACCTAGTCTATCTAATCTCTGTTGTCCTGTGAGTGATTCATTACGCAGTGCTAATTGCCCCTGCTGCTGACTCATACCCATCTCATGTTGTTGTTGCTGAGATCCCATCTGAGCTATCTGACCCTGCTGCTTCATTGCTCCCTCAATACCAGCACTAGCCTGTTGTGTCCTAGTAGCTGCAGCTGCTGTACCAATAGCACCAGAAGTCTGAGCTGTCTGTGGTTGTCCACGACTAGCCGCAACTGCCTGTTGTAATTGAATATCTCTAGCAGCCTGTTGCCCCTTCGATGTTGGTCTCAACTTCTGTGAGAGTTGCTCTAATGCCTGTAGTCTAGTGCTAACTGCCATATTATGTTGCCCTCGATCTATTACTGTAGATACCAGATTGTGATACATCAGCATCTCCTGGTGGTAATCTATTAGGTATATCTGGACTATTACTGAACATATCAGGATTATTACCCAAGTAATTAGCACCTGCACTCACCATCTGACCAGCTCCCTCAGCTATCTGACGTTTACTCCTAGCTGCCATATCATCTCTGAGAATTGCCATTGCACTATCTATATCCATTCTACTCATCTCAGTAGCGAATTCACGGTCATCTGCATCCATTAACTCCTGGAACTTATATTGTCTCCCCAGAGCTCTCTCTGCATCTTTGAATATACTACGCTGTAACTCCTGCTTGAATTTCAGATCATTGTCTAGTCTCTTTTTAATACCAACTGCCTCTAGTCGATCTAGATATTCTCGATTCTGTAGTCTCATAACGAATCCAGCCTGTTCCAACTTAGCCCTACCACGAGCACTTCCCAATTCAGTACGACTTCTCTCTAGATCCTCTAGTATTGAATTCTCCTGACTACTCAATTTACTCATCAGCTCAGCTCTACTTTGCTTCTGTTGTTGCTTATTTATATCCTGTTGTTGTCCTAGTTGTTCCTGCTCCTGCTCTATACCAGCACTCTGTATTTCCAATTGGGGGCGATATTGATCACTTACCTGTTGCTGCTGCTCCGTGATATTGGATCTAGTTGGAGTAGTTCCACCTCCTACTGCCTTCCCTCGACTAGCTCTAAGTAGACGAGCAGCTCTCTGTGCCTCATCGTTATTCACGGGCGCAGTCTGCTGTTGTAACTGCTGGAGATTCCCTCTAATTATATCTGCTAGTGCCATGTCTATATCCTATATATGTGACTGCTATTATTATCTCTATTTCTTCTTACTACTACTCTTACTAGATTTCTTACTATTCCCACTACTTGATTTCCCATTACCTGACTTAGTACTCGACTTATTCTTACCATCTGACTTGTTACTCTTATTTCCACTATTACTACTACCACTACTAGGTATATCAGCCATGTAATTACTATCTGTTGTTATATCTACTGCGTCAGTTATAGGTACGAATCCTGTGATATCCTCATTAGGCACATCACCGCTAGATTCTAGTTGATATTTATTCAATTTACCCTGCTCCTTCTTACTCAACTGCTTAGTAGATACTGATGATGCGCCTGTTGGAATTGGAGGCTCCGCCTTCTCATCACTACTCAACTTATACTTCTTATCACCACTCTTCTTATTTATCTTATCACTAGCACTATCTATATCATCTAGTTGCTTCTTCAATTCAGCTACCAAGTACTTCTTACCATCGGACTTCGCTGTAGATATTAGATCCTCTATATTCATTCTAGCAGCACTTAACTCCTTAGAACTCAACTTAGATATACTACTAGGCTTATACTTAACCTGCTTATACATACTAGATAATTCACTATTAATTCTATCCTCTATTGCAGCAGATAACTGCTTCTTCTCCTTCTTGTCAATACCCAGTACATTCCCCTCACCAGCTCCTCTACTCTGTAATTCCAGTAGATCAGCTATAGTAGCCTTCTTAGTCAACTTCTCCATATCCTTCGAATCTAGATCTAGATGCTTACCCTTACTATCTAGTAGACCCTTCCCTAGTATATCACTGAGACGACTGAATGTAGAGACTGTAGGGGTGATCGTTGACTTCAATGATTCCATTGGGTTATTACCCTCATGGCCCAACTTCGGTGGTGAATTCTCAGATAGATTGAATCCATTCTTACCTAGAATACCAGCCTTAACTACACCTAGAGTATCTGTATCTCGCTTACTTCCAATTGCACCATCACGATCGGGATCGAGCATTGATAATGCTGGATTATCTGCGTATGGATCTCCTAGACCTGTTCTAGATTCTCTGTATGCCCTCTTCAGGGCAGCATCTACATCAGTCTGATCTACATCTGTACCGAACACCTGATCAATTAATTCCTCAATTGAGGACGTATTATTAACTGCATTATAGGAATTCCTAGTTGATATATATGACTGCCACTTCTCTGATGTAGGATCTAAGATGCCGGATAGTCTAATCTGGGACTCGTCCATACCAGCTAATTCACTGGCTAATTCTGGATACTGATTGAGTACTCCAGTTAGTGTAGCTCCAGTAGCTGGATCATTTAGTAATTTCACTGCTGGAGGTGCAGATGCTAGATCAATAGGAGTTGCACTACTAGGATCCCATCCTGGTAGAAGTGCGGCCATAGTATCATCAGGTAATCCCTGTGCTATCGCCTGATTAGCACTAGTAGTCTCCTGGTAGGCGGTATCAGTATCCTGTAACTGCTCAACTGAATCCTGTAATGCGGCTCTATGTGACTCAATCCACTTAGTTAATTCAGGTTCTGACTTAGATAACTCGGAGGCTCTAGCTGGATTGTTGAGGTAGTCGCTCACTAATCCAGTGATGCCATCATCCGACAATAGCTCATCTACTGTATATGACTGTCCACCGAATTGAACCTCATCTGCTGAGTCAATTGCATCTCCCAGTTGATTCCACTGCTCCTCATTAGCCCTGACTCCTATCGCCCCCATATCACGTAACTGCTGTCTAGCTTCAGCTCTCTCAGCTGGTCCTAGATTTGGATCAGTAGCTCTACTAGTCCACTGTTCCATATCCTGTGTATTCTTATCTACCTGAGATTGTATATTACTCTGTAATTGAGATAGATTCATATTACCCAATTCAGTCTCTGATATACCCAGAGCAGCCGCTAATTCAGTATTACTAGTGAATGGCTGTCCCTCACCAACTAGATTGAGTTCTGCGATGCCTATCTGATCAGGTGTTGCTGCAGCTAATTGAGTTGATGCAGTAGATTCAGCTGATTGTTGCTGCATGTATTCCTGTGGCGACAATCCACCAGACTTAGCTCGGAATGCTTCAACTGCAGCTGGAGTTGGATTGCTATTGTAGTCAGCTAGTGCTGTGGATATATCTGGAGTACTAGTAATTACAGGAGCCTGTGCTAGACTTCGATTCATAGCTCCCTGTATCGCACTCTGCACCCTATCACCTAATCCACCTAACTTAGCTAGATTCTCAGATACAGGTAACTGACCTCGAGTAGCAACAGCAGTATCTCCTGCCTGTCTAGTTCTCAGTCTATCAGATAGTGTCTCAGTCTGTGGGGCTGCTTGTTGATTGATATCTAGAGCTGCCCTCTTCTGTCTGGCATCACCAATCATCTTAGCTGAATCAGGTGATGCACCTAGAACAGCGGCTTGCATTGGGGATGTTGGCAACTGCTGATTCTGATCTCCAGCGATTGACTGAATATCCTCACCAGTCATCTCTTGTAGCTGTCCATCTGGACCACGTACTAGACGCTTCTTACGTCCCTGATTAGCAGCTAGTCGCTCAGCTATTGTCTGTTGTACATCTGCCATATCTATATCCCTATGCATTATCTATGTAATTGTATAATATGTAATACACTACTATGTATAACACTGTGAGTACTACTATGTCGTCGGCCCCTATCATCACCCCTCCTATTGTATAGCGGTGTGCATGGCCTCCTTAACTCTCTATGTATCTCACTGAGTACCACGCTGTGTTATACTATGTATATAGTATACATCGTGGTACACTACTTGTCTACCTAATTCTAGATTAGCTAGTGGTATCAGCTGCTTCTCTAGTTCCTCTACTATTCAGACCTGCTACCCTCAGATCGAATCCTGCTATCTCTACAGGCTCATCTATTGCGCCATTGTAGTATCTAATCTGATGGTAGATACCTCTATTCTTCTTGAGAGATGTCCTGACACTTTTGATCTTATCATCGAATGTATCACTCAGATTATCAGTGGCACCTACATTGGTAATCTCGAATGAGGTAGTATTGCTGAATTCCTCACTCATATCTACAGCACTACTGATCTCAGTACCTGTTGAATTAGTGAGTACTCGGAAGTGGGTGATGATGTGTGATATCCATTTCCTGATACCAGAATCACCGCAGTCAGTAGCTCTAGTGAGAACAGTCATCTCTATTGGTGAGGAATCATCTCTGTAGTCATCTACTCCACCAGTTCTCCTTATTGAGAATACATGACCATTAGTGGATGAGAGATACGCATCACTACCTAGATTACACCAGCCTGTAGCTGGATGATTAGTGTACCTAGTCCATCCACCAATCTGACTAGTCCCCTCAGATTCACGTGTATAATCATATACATATGCCTCCGAATTATCCGTATCACCACTTAGAGGAATACTCAGCTTATACTGACGACCTGTAGAGTAGTTATGACCCTGCATTATATCTAGTAGATTACGATTAATACGAGGGAGCCAATTACGCTCCATGAGTCTACCTACATACTGTATTGTGAGATCCCTATTGAGACGGTAGATACCAGATTCATTAGCGAACATGATACCCTGTCTAGTAGCTGCTATGGAGTATGGAGCAGTACATCCCAGACCATTCGTTTCTAGCCGTTGTACCGCATTGTTTCCTAGGCGTTTCTCATTGATATCTATGAGATATATACTATTCGATTTAAATACAACGATGATGCCGGACTTCTGAGATCCACCGAATGAGGAATCACCGAAGAATGGTATGAGACCTGTAATCTCCTGACCATCACTAGCATTGATATCAATAGCAGAATCTGATTCAGTGGCTGAGGGTGTGAATGGTGCATCGAATATCTCTGGGTAGTTATCGTAGGATACTACTACTCTAGATGGGAATCTCCTACTAATAGCGCTGACCTGATCACTAGGTGATCTACGTATTCCACCAGCATATACATCACAGTATGTACCGTAGTTGGGTAATATTAACTCAGGAGTTATATCGCTTACATACGGTTGACGTAGTATGAGCTGACCTACATTGAATTCATTACCAGCAGATGCAGTGATCCACGGAGTAAATGTTGATTGTCCGGATATAGAACGATCCACTGCACGCATTGAGGCATTGATAGCACCAGCTAATCTACGCATCGCTAGGAATGCATATGGCTCTATACTAGATCTATTACCATTAATCTGTCTCCAGTTACGATCCTGACCTGTGAATATAGGTACTCTCTTCCTATTAGATGCATATGAATAGTTAATACTAGTGCCTAATACGAACGAAGTATCAGTTGCATTATTGAGAATAGTGAATGTATTACCTAATACTGAATTAATCTGCCACCAACCACAATATGGTAATTCTCTAGTTGGTGAATTACTACTATCTCTAATATATATCCAATCACCTATTGTGAACCCATGACCTGCCTTAGTTATAGTTAATGATACACCATCTGTTTGTGATGTGGCTGTAACTGTATTAGTATTAGAAGTGAATTCATATTCCATGTATGAGTTAACATCTAGAGTTGTGCTAGTCGATCCATTATCCCTACGTAATGCCCACACAGATAGAGAACTAGATATCCAATCTGATTGCACTAATGAATTAGAACGAGGATGTACCTGTATATTAATCTCAGGATAGTCGATTATATTACCTAGAACTAGGGAATTACCAGTTGATGTTAGATACTTAGATATAGGAGGCTGTTCCCATGTAGTACCTAATTCTGCTCCTAGTAATGCAGAATTGACCTCATCTAGATCATGTATATCTGAATCAGCTGTTACATCTATATAATCAATATAACAATCCCCAGAGGAATTGAATGATACAGGTAGTGTAGTTATTAGATAATATGGAGCAGTTCCATCTGCAATAGTACGATATATCTGAACTTCAATTCGATCCCAATCATATATATCTAATATAGGAGGAGGTATTAGATGATGAGTTATAGAGGAATCATCTGTGTATACCTCAACAATGTGATCATCTGCTCCTGTAACTGCAGATGCTATTATATTCTGGTTACTGTCAATTAGATTCAGACGATAGTAATATCTATATAAATAGGCACGACTAACTAGAGATGGTGATGTGTATGTGGTAACACCTGACAATATCATAGTATTATTATTAATAGCAGTAATAGTAAATGATTCTGTCTCCACACTAGTACCCATTCGGATACGATCACCTACTGAGAATTGTTGAATATCAGTAGCACTGGAGAATGTTAGGATGTTACCGGATATAGCAGTAGTAGTTGCATTAATCTCTAGGATTGGAATTGCAGTAGATGGAGTTGAGTCATCTGTGCTGATTGAGAATCCAGATTGCCATCTATAGAGACCTGCTCTATATATACTACTACCATCGAACTTCATTACCTCATCATTGCCATTAGTCATGTATAGATTATCATTGACCATAGCACTACGTATATATGATTGATTAGTATATGTAGATGAATCGAAGTGACGCTCATATACAGACGGAGTACCTGTGTAGGAATCATCAGGTGCCTCAACTGGTATCCATCTACTAGGTACAGTCAGTGAGTAGGAATTCCCGATGGAGTCCTCCCATGTTAGATCCTCATCTATAGATACAGTATTACCTAGTAGTATACCAGATGTCGATATACCTAGTGTAGTCTCGAATTCGAATGTAGTGAGTCCTGTTATAGCACTGATTACCACCTGACCCGTATATACACCTGCCTGATGGAGTTGTATATAGTCGCCTACATCTAGGTAGTGAGTATCTCCAGTTAGGAGGGTTACTACTGCATCAGTTACTCCACCTACAATTGTCACATTCCTATTGATATCAGGATTGATCGACCTAACACTGAGTAGGCGCTCAATCGGAGTATAACTCAGTGTATCTCCAACTACTAGATTCTCCACTGTATTAGTTGAGGATGTAGAATCACGGAGTTGTATAACTCTGGAGCTCCTACGTCCAACTAATCTGAGACCTGCAGGTAGTTCTATAGTGTCCACCACACCATTGATTACAGTTGTAGTGAGTGATGTGGATACTGCCTCTATCTCCATTGACTCAGTGAATAGCTCGGATTGTATTAGATCGCCAGGTTGGAATGGCGATGTAGTATTAGGGGTTATAATGTCGGTGAATATACCGCACAATCCACCTGCGTCTACCTCATTGTAGTCTGCACTGATTATTGAACTAATCTCCACAGATATAGTGATAGTGGAGGCCGATGTGACAGATACACTACGTATAGGGAATTCTCCATTGAGACGTGCATATCCCATCTGCTGGAGAGTTAGATAATCCTCCAATCCTCCAGTAGTACTTATGATTGTAGATAGATTACCAGTAGTTACAGCTATGGCGGTATCACTGGAATCATATAGAGCCAGTCCTGGAGTTGATATCAGGATATCTACATAGGTAGTTCCTGAGTTATAGGTAGCTGATAGGACTGTAGCGTAGTTAGATGAGCCATTAGTGTATGTAATGTAGCCACGACTACGACCTGGAGTATCCCCAGTATCATGGAATGCAGGTGATATCACAGTATCAGTTAACACACGTGTACGTAGATTAGGGTATAGACTCGGCATTAGATAACTCGTAGATGCCTCGTCATATAAACGCTCGGTGTAGATATTACCACCTAGTCCTGCAACCAGGCGAGATTCACCAGATCTCCTGTATGAATCTATATGATTGACCCATCCCTGACGCTCATCTGCCACTGAATACATCTCCGGTTCGTGACAGAGACCCCATATCGTCGTCTGGACCGATGTGTCACTACCTACACTAGATAGTGACGCATTAGATGTAACTGAGATTCGGTTAGTAATTATCTGCCCGTACTCGTAGTATACCTCGAAGTTAGCTGAGGAGCCTGTATCATTAGTGAATTCGACCGTTATATCATTGGAGGTAGAGTTGTACACAACTGAATCAGGTATGACCAGCTGCAGAGGAGCCCCGATTGATGGCTCTAGATATATTCCAGTGAATATGAATTCTGAGGTAGGATTAGGTATGGTAATAGATAGAGTCGAACCATCAGGTATCGCCCCCACTTCCACCTGAGTAGATGGAGCTGCTCTTAGGATTGAGAATACTGTGATTGGAGATGCGGATCCATTAGTTAGAGTTACAGTTACATCACCATTAGTTGCAATTACTAGAGAGTCTGGTATATGGCGTATATATGAGGTACCAGTATCCTGGTATAACTCAGGTATAATATTGTAGTTGTTGAGTGAGTGCGTAGCTGCTGTGATTGTATATGAGGTGGTGGATGATGCGGGTATTACCTGTGGAGCTCCTATGTATACACTACCTATTACAGGAGTACAGTCTAGATAGTAGACGAATATAGGAGTATCAGTTGCAACTGTATATCCGATTGACACGTCATACGTAGTAGTATCAATGGATAGTGAATCTGGTATGTACAACGAATTGTCTAGGGAGGATATATCTGTACTCTCAACTAGACCTACCAGCAACTCAGGAACTCCTAGAGAATGATCATCTGAATCTAGTACTAATGTACCACTAGGAGCAGTGAGCTCATGTCGGAAGTCTGTAGAGAAGTCTGGGTAGTAGTTAACTGTATCGGAGGTACTGAGATCACCATCTGTGGAGGATGATGTCCTACCGAATATCACTACCGGGGTACTACGTGTGTCTGAGAGATTAATGTGAGTATCAACTGTATATGTTATATTGTATGTGGACAGTGTATTGTCCCAGGTAACTCCAGTAGCTCTAATAGGTAGGCATCCTGCAACATTCTGATACCCAACCCTCTTACTGATGTGTCCCTCTGAGTTGAGCTCGACATTGATTAGATCCTCTGAGTAGGTGGGGGCGATTCTATTCTCTGCGCTACGGGCATCTATGCCACCTGAGAGATCGTGTTCTGGTATTGTAGTGTAGTTCGTCATTTACATTCCTCACTAGTTGCTTGTAGCAATTAATGACATTCTAACTAATCAACTAGGTATTCAACCTGGCTGTTCTGTATCTGATCCAATTGGAGTTGCGCTTACTAACTCGGAGATGTTGTTCTCTACCTGACCAAGTACTCTCCACCTGCTTCTCGAACTTAGTGAGGATTCTATCCTCCAACTCCTGAGATCCATTACCTAACTTCCTAGTTAGCTCAGCAACTGAATACTGAATCATGAAGTTGGTCATTGGCTTAGCGAATTGTGGTACACATGTTCCCTGTATGAGGCATATGTAGTCATCTGGTTCGATTCCTGTATTCACGATGGAGCCAGCTACATCACGATTGAGTACTGTAGACCTGATTGGTGTTGTCTTGAGAGTGACCCTATTATCAGATATGAGTTGTACCTGATGTGTCCCTTTAATCTGACCAGTCTGACCATCTATGATATTGACGTATGATCCCAATGAATCAGACTCAGTGGTGAGTGATTCTCCTACTGTTTCTAGCAGTACATAATTAGATCCGGTATTGACTACCTCTATACGTCCCTGACTCATTACTAGAGTCTCAGGTGTACGTAGATACCACATACGAGCATCATAGGCTCCACTAGGAGTAGATAGAATACGTATAGAACGATTGATTATACAGTAATATTGTGGAACATCACCCCTATTAGGTGACTCTAGAGCTGATATGTCTCTATATGACACACGAGTTAGTGGATATTGAGATCCATTAGCCGATATCTCGATCCTCTCCACTCTCTCCTCGAAGCAATCCTCTGGCATATCATATTCTGATTGACCTGCAATGAGATCTAGAGTTGTATATGCGAGGAGTGGTTCCTCGTAGTGACGAGCTAGGATTGAGGATGCATAATCCTGTGCTCTATTGAGAGCGGGTAGTATATCCTCAGTATCGCTGATAGTGTCTACATTCTCCTCATCTAGGAGTGATCTAACCTGAGCAACTATATCATCTACTGTATAATCACGTAGCATAATATCTCCATATTATACACTATACTGTATAATCTAGTGTATTTATATACCTGATGAGGTACTAGATAGATTCTGATTCTGGAGCATCTCCAGAGGGCATCTCTGATTCCAATTCAGCAGATAGACCACGCTTCTTGAACTCTGCCATCAACTCTTCATCAGATGCATCGGAGAGCATAGGAGATTCACTAGCTGGCATCTCCATCTCTGGATCAGACTCAGACTCCGACTCATCTCCACTATCATTAGATAACTCTAATTCGAGCGAATCTAATTCAGATTCTGGACCCATCTCTTCTGGTTTCTTCAGCTTCTTCAGCATTTCTTTATTCTTACTAGCACTACTACCTGACTTAGAATTACCCATCATATATTACTCCTGTCTATGTTACTATTTACCTGTATTACTGATATTGTCTATATACATTATTATTGATTACTAATTATTGCTTGTATGCAATGTTATTCTCAGTTACGGGGATATGTAGGTCCATAATTGTACTAGTAGGAATCCTATCACTGTTACCACCACTGTAGTTACTATACGCACATGTCCCTTCAGCCAGTTAATCGCCTCCTCATTACGGCTGATACGATCTAGATGATTATCCAGCTTCCCCTCTAGGGAATCGAATCGTGTATCTATATGATTACGGAGGTTATCCATCTGATTCATATTATTACTGTCCATGACTACTCACTCCAATCACATCCTGTATAATCATGGCTCTGTAGGCCATGTGGGTGAATCTGGATCACTAGTATTATCTGGTAGATCTCTCAGTGCCTGACGGTATGTAGCCCAATCTTCCTTCTCCTGTGTGGATAGAGGTGAATCTGGTAGTTGAGTCCAATCACATGCACTCAACTTATTATTCCTCTGAGATCTGAGTATATCCCATCTAGGTCCTGTCTTGGAGTTGGAGGATATTAGACTGAGAACTCCTTCTATATTCTGAACTATACAATTACCAGGAGCTACTCCATTAGGAACTTCTAACCACTGACATTCTGAATTAGAATCATATTCTGATTTTCCAGCTTCATTTGTTAGTGCATATAGAGATTGGGTCTGTATATGAACTAACCACCAATTAGACATTATTAGTTCTCCTATCTAGTGTATATTAAATACTAACCTTCGTTATTCTAAACAAAGTACTTTGATTCACAGTTGCCTGTGGTGTTGTATCTGTATGAGCTCTAATTATATCACCAGATATCGCTTCAAAAGTAACCGATATCGCCCCCTCATCTGTAGATACTGATCTAACAAGTCCTAGCCTATGTGAATTTGTAATAGAGAGAATAGTTGTAGTAAGTTGATTAGAATTCTTCGAGATACCGAAAGTAGAACCAGCTGCAGTATTTCTATCAACATAGGTTACTGAGTATATTCCATCCTCATTAATTGTGAATGATCCACCATTAGTTGCGCTATCAGCATAGGTAATAGCTGTCCCTACACTTCTAACAGTTGTTGTAAATCTTCGTATATTTGTATTAGTAGATCCATGGCCATTACCAGCCGTAACCCAAACTTCACTTATAGTCTTATATTTCTCGAACCATTCAATTACACGCCATCCCTCTGCAGAATTATAATATACAAGAGTAATGGTAGCACCGTTTACCTTCATAGTTAGATCTGTTGCAGATCCCATAATATTCAGACCATTACGAGCTACTATGATATTATTAGTAGCATGTGTATCCTCTGGATCTACTATTCGTATTGTATCTCCAATTACAGCAGATGCAGGTAGTGTGATAGTGAATGCTCCACCAGATGAATCTGCGAATAGATTATCACCAGCTACTGCAGTATAATTAGCTGTCTTAGTTACCCACGTGAATACTGGGGCAGATTGAGATACGAAGGAGAGATTACCACTACCATCAGTTCTCATCAATTGACCACTAGTTCCATCGGCTACTGGTAATGTGAATTCTACTGAGGTAGCTCCAGCTGGTCCCTTCAGTCCTGTGAATCCAGTATCACCTGAATTGTTGAACTTGAGAGGATTACCAGATCTAACCTGAGGTCCTCCACTTGAGGTAGATAGTAGTGCGTCTTGATATGTCTTACTAGTCAATGTCTGACTAGCATCTGTAGTTACTATTGTAGATGAGTTAGGCAGTGAGTTACCAGAGATAACAACACCTGATGCATCCCTACGTATCACCTTATCTGCATCACCTAGTACTGTCTTCAATGTCGATAATGCAAGATCTTGCACTGTGTTATTATCACCATCTATAGTCTTACCTGTGAGTGTCTGACTGGCATCCGTTGTAACTATTGTAGATGAGTTAGGTAGGGAGTTACCTGATATTACAATCCCAGAAGCATCCCTACGTATCACCTTGTCAGCATCTGCAAGTTGAGTCTTCAACGAAGTGAGAGCTAGGTCCTGTACTATATTGTCATCCCCATCAATAGTCTTATTGCTGAGAGTCTGAGTTCCATCGGTTGTGACTAGATTACCAGCACCTACAGTACCTGCAGTTCCTAACTTCTGGAATTCACCATTATCAACACTGCCATTTGCTATCTTAGTAGCGTCTATTGCAGCTCCAGATTTGATATCGGCATCTTCTATATTAGTTACTGTATTCTGGTCAGCATCGATCGTCTTATTAGTCAATGTCTGACTATCAGTTGTACCAACAACATCGCCCCCAGGCACTGCCTTGGAGGATGATATCACAACACCAGATCCATTCCTATTCAGGAACTTATTGGCATCAGTTACATTGGTTTTCAGACTCGATAACGCAATATCCTGCAATGTATTATCGTCGCCATCTATCGTTTTCCCTGTGAGTGTCTGACTGGAGGAGGCAGATGTCAACACCTGATCTGAATCACCTGGAGGTAGTTGGAAGTCACGTGCAGCTGTATATGTAGTAGACTGACTAGGACGGAGAGTTATCTCCTGATTATTCTTGCGGAATATTGTAGCTACTAGTTCTCTGATACTACCGAATATCTTCATCTATTAATTACCCCCAGAGTGTTGATGCACTCGATATACTTATACTGTCTATACTACAGTATACATTATTCATACTCAGTCGTCTAGCATTAATTCCACTAGGTATAGCTGAGTTCTACACAGTCTGGCCTAGTTAATTAGACCAGACTGCATATTATCTACATATTACTCAATATTCCTATATTGACGAGGAATCCTAGTTATTCCTTGTTGGCACATTCCCTAATCATTACAGTATAATCAGCACTAGGTGCCTCAGTAGCAGTTAGAGTGACTTGGTTGACAGAATCACGTTGTACGCTATCTAGATATATAGTATTGTAATTAGAGTCATATACCTCAACCATGATGTAACGAGTATTCCAGTTATGTACAACTGAGAATGAAGTACCAGATGACCATGTACTAATCTTAGATCTGAGAGCAGTACTAGCATAGTCTAACTTATCAGTATTAACTGAGTCATTAGCCAACTTCGCAGTAGTAACATTGCTATCTAATATCTTAATTGTAGTAACAGAGTCTGAGGCTAACTCACTAGCTCCAACTGAACCATCTACGATCTTACTTGCATCTACTGAGTTAGAGGCTAACTTAGCCAACGTTACGTTAGCATCTAAGATCTTCACAGTAGTTACTGAATTACTAGCTAACTTCGCCTCAGTAACAGCTAGAGCAACTAACTCAGCAGTATTGACGGAATCATCAGCCATCTTAGCATTAGTAACTGAGTCAGAGGCTAATTCATTAGCAGTAATACCACTAGTACTAACCTTGAGGCCAGATCCAGATGAGGTTAGAGTGGATCCATCTAACTTAGCTGATATAGATTCAGAGCCTGGTGTAGATACGAACTGTAGACCATTACCGATATCGGCATCTGCCCAGTTAGTTCCATTGTACATTACAATATCACCAGCAGCAGCTCCACCTAGAGATACATCCTGTAAATCATCGAAGTATGGAATTGAGGAGGAATCAGTTACCCATGCACTACCATTATATGAATAGAATGCATTAGAATCACGATCCCACGACTTAGCACCCTCACCATAGACAGATGCATCGAATGCAATACGGAATTCACTAGATGCAGAGACATACTCAACGATGTCACCATTACCTAGAGTAGCTGCAGTTCCACCAATCAACTTATTGATAGTACCGAAGTTGGCATGGAGTGAACCTGAGTTACTAATGATATAACGTGTACCATTAGTTGGAGATGCTCCTGGATCCAGAGTATTATCCTGTTGGATATCACTCACGTCCTCCTGGAATGAGAAGTTACGTGCGGTCAGACGGCCTAGAATGTCCACATTTGCATTGAATAACATAGTTATACCTCCTTCAGGTATACCCTATATCCTGCAGATGGAGGTGGTTCCACTGAGGTTAGGGTTAATTGATTATTATTATTGTAGATCACTGTATTAATAGTGACGAATGCTTGTTGTTGATTATCATAGACAGATACATCTATATCTGTAGTATTGAATCCATGTGTTATTGATTTAGATATACCCTCAGCTATAGACCATGTAACTGCTAGGGTTTGCCCCCCAGTAGATGCTAGGTTATTAACCCAATACCACTGTCCTGCTCCATCTGTAGCTAGTATCTGACCACTAGTACCATCTCCATTAGGGAGTATGAACTGTGTGGATGTACTCACTACTGCAGGAGCTCTGAGTCCTACATAGTGTGAGTTATCGCTATCCCTGAATCTGAGCTCACCAGCTCCCATTATCGATGTGCGGGATGCATACACACTGAGATCCCCTATAGTATGATCATTCCGACCTATACGTATATCGCCCCCGACACCAGATCCGCCAATGTCAGACGAGTTAGGCTCGATCTCTATATCTATTCTCGATCTAATCCTAGTACTACCAATTGTAGTAGTAGTGAATTGTGCTCCGAGTGCATCGAGACGCTCTAGATTCTGTCTAGCCTCTGATGTCAGCTCATCTGATATGATTAGTTTTAGATTGGGTGTCCTAGTTGTCATTGTTTAGCTTATTAATGAGATTCGGAGTACGTGTAGCCATATATTAATTAGTCCGCTAGTTGTTAACTGAGTTGGGTAGAGCCTCACAGCCCTACCCAACGATTAATTACTAGATAGTGAAGTTATGTAATACGCCAATTGCAGCAGGGTGCTTACAGATGAGTACACATAATCCTTGTAGATATGATACTACAGAGTTAACATGTCCACCAGTAGGACCTGGCTTGAGGTGGAAGTCTGACATATCATTAGCCTTGACAGTCTCGAAATCAGATCCCCAATATTCCAATACCTTCTTACCATTACTACCAGCTTCTGGGAGGATATATAGACGCTTCTTAGGACAATACTCAGATGTATAAGTCTCAACAACGTCATTACCATGGACATATGCGAAGTACTTAATACCTCTCTTATTATCATCCACAGTTTGGAATCGTCGATCGTCCTCACGTGATTCGATGAGTGATGCATGAGCCTCTGGAGCCATTGCCATCATCTTCCATTTATACATATCCTGACCTACAGCAACCTTGAGATTGTCTAGACACTTCTGGATATACTTAACATCGATTGGTTGATTACCGGCATCCTGACGACTACCAGCACTTGCACCACTCATAGTGATACCATGTACTAATCTACCATCATTAGCAGCTAGAGATTCTAATCCTGCGAATACCTCAGTTAGAGTTCCATAGTCGAATCCTGTTGCAGTTAAATCTGGGAATGTAGGCTGACCATATCGGTAGAATACATCTCCAGCATCTGGCTGAGTAGTAATTGAGGTTAACACGATAGGAGCTAAGTTAGAATCCAATCCCTGTAGAGTTACCTTATTATTCTCTCTATCCTTACTGATAACTGACCAGTATGTAGGAGTAGATGGAGCTGTTACGATAGCTGATGCAGTTGCATCATTATCCTTGAGCACTAGGATATCGCCATATTCAAAGAATCCAACGAATCCACGAGCTGAATCAGATGCGTCCTCTAATTGGAATACAACATTAGATCCACTGAGAACTGCTGGAGTAGCAGATGCATCAACCTGACCCATTACGCCAGATCCATCACCGTATAGATCAGCAGAGAGTCTGCGCTTACTAGCAGATGTCTTACTCATGATCTCTAGAGCTAGAGGTTCTGCATACTTCTCAGGGGACTTACGTGCTCTATCCCAGAGGTTATACTCTAGTTCAATAGTAGCATTAATCTCCTTGAATTTCGCAGTATGCTCACTAACTGAGATCTGCTGTGCATTAGGGAATGATCTACCAGATGTTCCCGGATTCCTGTATTGAATTGCGCCAGGACCGAATGAATTCTGGAATGAGAATCTAATCTCACGAGCTGCTGTATTACCGATTCTATTACGATAGATATACTCCCAATCACGGAAGTCCTGACTGATCTGATTACGAACTCCATCACTGAATACGATCTGGAGCAACTTACCTAGATTCAACGAATCTATATTACTGAATGACATATTATTATTCCTATTCTGCTCATTCTAATGAGCTAATTAATTAATTCGAAGTTATGAGGGGGTGATCTAACCATTAGATCTACTACCCGAATAACTTACCATAGCGACCCCAATTCTTGAGGAGCGAACCGATATCACCCTTCTTAATCAGACCACGAGCCTCCGATGCTGAACCTGATCCTTGGATACCATTCACTACTCTATGTTGGGCATTCTCTGTAGCTTCCTTCTTCTTAGTAGCTACTACCTGATCAACCTTCTTGTCACTCTCCTTCTTGACAATACGTTGAATTGATACAGCTACATCTCGGAATTCTCGATTGATTAGATCAGGAGTTAACTCGATCTCATCAGGATATTCCTCTAATCGCTTCATAGCTCTATTCCATAGTAGATCATTGAGGAGTTGCTCATTCTGTGTATCACCTAACTTCCCTACGAATGAATTCTTAGTGAATGCAGGGTGAATCATTGATGTTAGAGCCTGTTCTTCTGTTTGCTGCTTAGTTCTAGTCATTTGTTGCTTGAATTCATCATTCTCAGCAGCCATCTTATCTAGACGAGCCTGTAATTCTGCCTGTTGCTTCTGGGAGTCTAGGAGTCGTAGTTGCTCAGGTGTAGCCTTCGCTCTGAATTCTCTCTCCTTAACCTGACTATCCATGAATTCATTGAATGCAGTCTCACGACCCTCCAATAGATTCACTATACCAGCCACACCCTGTGACTTATATGCAGATTCCATAGCATTCCAGTTATTACTGATCTCAGTATACTTCGGCTCTATTTCCTTGAGTTTAGACTGAGCCTGATCTCTCTCGACCTGCCATTTCCTAGCACCATGAGCCATCTGTACATATTTCTTGAGGCGATCCTTATCTGCGAAGTTGATATCAACTGATCTACGTCCCTTGTCATCTGTAATAGTGACACTCTCGATGTCGGTCGATTTCTCCTCTGGTGTCTTAGCTTCTGACTTGTTGCTAGATAACTCAGTGGATTCTGGGGATTTCGCTACCTTATTCGGGCTATTACCTGAATTACTAGTAGCCACTTCTGTCTGATCGGATTCCTGTTTAGACCCATTCAATAGGGAGTCTAGAGTAGATTCAGTAGACATTGCATCTACATTCTCGCTCTCAACTATAAATTCTGGATCAATCTGTGCTCCAGTCTCGCCATATACAGCTACTCCTGGATCCTTACCCTGCGATACCGCTCCAACCGCCTTCGCAATTACATCTGTCAATGCCATATAACTAACTCCTGATATTCGTCCATATCCTATGGATATCGATGGAATATCTCAATATTGTCCGTAGGAGTCCCTCACTATGATGGATATCCTATTGTGTATATATTGTGTATATCTCTATATTATATCACATTTATAGTCTAGTGTCAATAGTATAATCATTGTATTATCTATACACATATTATCCATTAGGTATCGGAGGTAATTCCGCAATAGCTGCCTGTTCCCCAGTATTACCAGCTACTGGGGGCATCGGACCTGCCATACCATCTGGCCCTGGAACTCCTGGACCTCCTGGCATCATCCCAGGCTGACCCTGACCCATACCACTTCGCTCCTGTGCAGCTATAGCAGCTCTATCATTAATATGCTGTATTATTAGAGGCTTGAGTGAGTCTTCCAAGTACTTATATTCCACAGTCATTACATACTGTAGAGCATATGCCATCATATTCTCATGATCCTGTAACTGCTCTGGTGGTATATATGAACCAGTACTAATCATCTCCTCGAATATCTCCCTCTGACGATCCTCAGCTAATTGCATCATATCGTAGAGGCCCTCCAGCTCGTTCAACTTCATCATTTTCAATGAGACACGAGTTGGAACACCTGCCTTCTCGAATAGAGGTTGGAGTGATAGGATCTCCTCACGTCTAGTCATTGGATCTAGAGATAGAGAGGCACCATACTCAACTACAATATCGAAGCCACCATCTATATCAGCTCCACGTATATCTACTGATTCTAGAGCCTTCTCCCTACCTAATACCTGTATCGTATGAGTAGTAGTCCAGTGCTTCTGTATGAGTGATAGGTAGCTCTTATATACAGCCTCAACGAATAGTACATACTTATTGAAGAGTCTACGTCTGATCATATTACCCTGATTAGTGGCATACTGCATGGAGAATCCAGATTGCTCACGTGACTGCTGACCGAACATCGCCTCATTGACTCCAGACATATCATCTATACCTAGACGAATCTGATCTCTGAGTTGATTAACTGCGGGAGGTAGCGGCATTGGTTCCATGAAGTGTGGAGGTTGTACTCCTGTGATTCGAATTACATCCCACGGTGAATTGGTGATGGAGTCGTCACTGATCTCAGCACCCTCTGGTAGGATAATCCTAGGTATTCCATGTGCCTGAACTGCATCTAGTATACTGGAGTCGAGACGACTGAGGATATCCTGTGGTCCTGTTATGTAGTCTACGAATGAGGCTCCCCACACACGATGCGCTATGTCTATATCTGTGAATATATGGTATGGTAATCTAGCCCTCTCAGGCATTTTCGAGATACCCTGCAATGTCTTCGCCTTCCCTGTACTGAATCTGAATGGGTTAGCCCCCACCTGACCTAATACAGTACCATCTGATAGGCAATAACAGAATCTACCTAGATACCCATTAGTAGGGAGACCTGTCTCCCAATACTCGTATATCTCAACCACATCATACTTAGAATCATCTAGAGTAGAATCATTAGCAGTACTACTTGGTGTACTACTACCACTACCACCCTGAATGCGTGTCCTATCTATCAGCTCTCGATACTCAGGCCACTGGAATAGAGCCTCCTCGTATGGAATATAGCGTCTCTCGAATACATATCTAACCTCATCCCATGAGGATGGATCTGGATCTATGAACATGTTCCATGGCGATGGATTGACGAATGAGAGCTCTCCTTCCAGGGTTAACTCACCAGACTCATCGATGTCAATAATATCACCCCTATTAGAGTCCCATATAGTCTTCATGAATCCTGAGCCATATAATAGAGTATCTAGTGATACCTGATCTATTCTCTCCTGCATTTTATACTGTCTAATACCATAACGAACTAGACGATCTGCAGCATCCGCCTTCCTCCTATCATCCTGATCATTACTAGTAGGTCTAGCTATAACAGATGGAGGATTAGCTGATAACTGAGCATGTATGAATCTGAGATTCTTGAATGCATATATTAGGGATAGTGATGCACCTGAATTATTAGGTGCTGAGTCATCACCAATTCCTGGATAGAATGTAGATAGAGGATTACGATGATTAGCTCCCTCAGTACCGTAGACAGTCCTCTCTGCTTCCTCCCACTTCCTCTGCATATCCTGCTTAGATTGAGTAGCATTCCTGAGTCTCCTCTGGAGATTCTGCTTCGCTAGATCAGCTGTCCATGGTTGTATCTTAGCCATTGTTATTCACTCCGCTTCTTACTATTATCACTATTACTACTACTAGTACTACTAGATAGAGCTTTACTTGCTTGTAATTGTGCCCTGAGCTCGGACATACGAGCTGGATTGAGATTGACACCACGATGATCTAATTGCCCATATCTCATTAATATAGGATCCATCATACATAGAAGTTCAATCTCTCTATTACTCAACTTCTTCTTACTCATCAGACGATTATATAGACCACGTACTAGATCCCACTCATATTCAGAATCATATCCAGATTCAATCATCTCTAGAGATTCTCGTATAATCTCCTCCGGTGTCTGTCTACTACTACTACTCTGCTTAGGTGTAGCTACTACAGGTTCTGGAGTAGGTGTCTCTATCATTATCTGTATAACTTGCCTACGTGATTTCCTATTACTACCAGGTGTATGCATAGTAGTTACTGCCTCCAGTTATTAGTGAATTTAATATTGAGTAGATTGCGACGAATCTCTGCCATCTCATTCCTGAGTCTCATATTACGCCACATTATTAGTACGTTAATAGGTAACATTATATGTAGTGAGAATATTAGTGCAATAATTAACGATTCCATCTAGATCTAACTCCTCTACCTATTCTACTATTCCCATTTCTAATACTCTGATTGCGCTGCTTCCTACGCTCATTCTCTAGGTATAACCACTCATGCCATGCTACAGGCTTGAGATTAGGATCTGCCTTCGGTATTAGATCAGCGAAGTATTGAGCCGTATCTAGGAGATGGTAGCTCGATGCATTAACAATACGTGATTCTCCATTAGGAGCCCATCTACAACTACGGAATTCTCCGATTAGATTAGTACACTTCGGTGATATCAATAATCTAACTCCTAATGAACTACGTAAGCCCATTATTAGTTCAGCCTTTCTACTATTCTTATCATAGGGAGACATATATGGAGGGGTGATTCCAGCTGCAGCAGCTCTACCTAGATACCATGCCTCATGTGGATCACATATTCTCCTGATTATATTAACATGTCGAGTGCGCTCACGCATCTCCTCTACAATTCGAACAGGATCTAGTATATCCTCTATATACTCAGCAACTATACAATACCATATAGATGTAGCAGGATCCTCTGCCCAGAGTGTATATCCGAACTTAGACTTCAGTGCAGGATCTACTGATTCTACATGTCTCCATTGTGGGGAGTAGTTAATAGGCTCACGTACATGGATAGCAGGATCGAGCTCATATACAGAATCCTCACCAACAGACCATGCTCCATAGAGGATAGTATTGCGATACTCCTCTGTATATCCATTCAACTTATCTAGTTCCTCTTGTATACGAGCTGCATACAGTGGGTTATCCAATTTACTGAGTGAATACTTCCGGCCAGTAGGTTCACTAGCACTATCTACAATCTTCCTAATCTCATCATTCCTGAACTTAGGAGTGAAGGTGGCTAGGAAGTAGCCATTACGTGCAGCAACTCGCTGTTGGAGCTCCTCTAATACATATATACTAGAAGGCATCTCATCTAACCACACATAGTGAGCAACATAACCCTGCATGTGCTTCCTATGTTTCTCCGAACTATCATTATGTGATAGGAATACAATTGTATCTCCAGTATCAATATTCTCTACTGACTGCAGAGATCCACCAACACGCCTCTCCTTCCATTTACTAGTATCTAGGAATTGTGCCAGCTTCTTCCCCCAGAGTTCTATGTCCATCATCTTCCGGTCCTGACCTGCTACTATTATTAGTAGTGGTTCAGTTCCCCACTCAGCTGGACGTACCCATGTTGGATGTGTATTAGTTAGAATCCATGTGATCTCACGAGCAGCTAGACCCGACTTACCTGAGTTATGAGTTACTAATCCATTTGCTAGACAGTATAGATTAGTTGAGGACTCAACATGTATATCATATGTATTCACTAACTCAGTAGATCCATTGTGCTTAGCTCCAATCCAATCAGGATTAGTTCTAGTAGCTACTAGATCTGAATATTCTGGCTTCCATTTCTTACTAGGAGTTACTAGATATGGATCTAACTCATGTAATATACGCTTAGAATATGCATTATTAGCACATCTAATTGAATATGTAGGGCCATTTACGAACTTATCCCTATCATTAGTATATATAGTTAATTGTGTCTGCCATAGAGCTAGAAATGCATATTGTAGTACTTCCAATACTGTCCTAGCTTGCATCTCAGTCGATATACATAATGTATTCCAACTATCCATGTAGATAGATCCATCAGTATCTATAATACCAGCTACGAATGCTAGTAATGTATCTCTATCCCATCCTCTAACTACATTGATATCTACCCATTTCTCATGAGCATATCTATCTCGGCACCATTCATTGTAGTACTTAACCTCAGCTCTGCCTATATGCCATGTATAATTCTCACCACCACACTTAACTGCAGTAGTTCCACATATATTAGACAACTTATTAGGTATATTAGAATCAGCTGATGATATATAGATCTGCTTACCACCAGCCATACTACATCCATCACCTAGTAGTGCAGCTATTGCATAGGCCATATCAGGTTCATGTATACTACCAAGTGGAGTATTAAGTTCAACTCGACGAATCTGACTATCTCTATGGAATTTATCCACAGTTCTCTCACCATCCCTAGTTAGAAATGTATGGTTAGTTGTACACTTAGCTTGAATCATTCCTCTATTAGTTAGAGTTACTACTTCACGGGGTCCATTATTGAATACCTGCAATACTCTGATAGGAGAACCATGTTCATTATATACTAGATCATCTATCCTGAGCTCCTCAATTGGTATTGGACCATGAGGAGTTGCTACTAGGGTGCCCTCAGCTAGACATTGATTTCCTGCTACTACCCACCTGAATTTGATGAGTCCTATATCGTCTAGTATTGTCTGCTGAGCTGCTGTAGGTCTGGACGTAACATCAGACGGATCGAAGCATTCTGCTAATTGCAGTTGCCGCATTCTATTAACTGCGGATGCTACTAATTGTTGTTGTCTGATGTCGGCCATTGATATTCCTGTGAGCATTACAGTATTAATATACCGTGTGTTGTCTACTGACAACTCACTGCTCCTGTATTACTCTAACCTCATTCACAGTTAGTGCGGATCCAGCTCCGGTGGTCACTACTACTCGCATACTAGATCTTAGTGGTAGATATGTCCAATCTGCTGAATCATTAGCTAGTAGTCGAATTGAGTAGATACCATCTGCGGTAATCGCTACCGACTTAGCATCTACCGCCTGAGTAGTGAATCCATCGCTAGATGACTGGAGGATAGCAGTGATACCACTACCTACAGTAACTCCACTGACTACTATATCAACTACCATGTATAGAGCTCCTCCAGCAGTCACCCTACGACTCTTACTAATAGGTTCCTTCACTAGAGATGCTCCATATGATGTAGCAGCTCCATATTCAATTCCATCCATTATCCATGCATTACTCATTCTGATTACTCCCGTATTTATATCATTACTATGTTATACTATACTATTACTATATAATTCCAACCACTCATCTAGAGCTCTAGGTCCATCTACTTCTAATCTAAGAGGTACAGGTAATCCTAGTATATCGATGAGTATATATCCTATTAGTTCACTGCACACTAATGTACGGGTACCGTCTGATGTAGGATTGGCACCTAATCTGAGTAATCTAGTTAGACCCATACCTAATATCTGTAGTGATCCGTACTCCCGACCTGCTGTTAGGATACAGTATCTCATTAGTTCCTGATGCTGCTTCTCCGTCATATGTAGAGTATGTCGCTTAACTACTACATGATTATGATCAAACTGTATCGCCCCCACGAATCTAACACCAGTTCCAACTGCTTCGTAGTTCAATTCTACATCCAATGTAGGTGAACGCCACTGTATTCCTACATGTGAATATGGAGTGCCCTCAACTGCCCTAATAGCGTAGGATAGAGGAGCGAAGCCTCTAGGTCTTGTGAATACTATATCTAGTTGTATTGAGGAACTACTACTCATATCATGTCTTCTTATGTAGGAAGAAGTTACACTTCACAGATACAGTACTATTACCTGTATTAGTATAGACAATACGTATATATAGATTAGCTAATATACGTGCTGGATAATCCACCCTAACAGTTCCCTGATCCTGCTTAGATGAGGAGATCTGCCAATTAGTTGCGAATTCATTGAGTACTAGTCCAGCTCCATATCCTAGTACATTATCTACATCAACAACCTGGAACTTAATAGAATCTGTGAAGTTGTGATTCATGAGTATTAGTTGAGCCTCATTAATCCATCTCTCCTCAGTTAGTCGATAATCAATATTGGATACTGAGTTGGCAACTGCCTCCCCAATCACCCCTACTCCACGGAATAGATATCCATCTGTATTATTGAATGCTCTAGTTCTGATTATAGGATAACCATCGCTATCTAGATTAGGTATATCCTTGAGGTAGTTAATTGCTCTACTAATATCAGTTATATCACTACTACCATCATTAACTACAGCAATTCCTGTAGCTATATGAGTTAATAATAGAGAGTCATTGGCCCATCTACTCAACTCCTGAGATTGAATCTCATACTGATCACTAGCCGCAATCTCCATACCTGCATAGGTATGTGGTACTGAATCTACATTTCTAATTATATATAACATATCAATCCGGCTCCACCGATAACCAACATATAGGTCTAGCACAACTACCAGATGTCACCTTAACCTGAATTTCGTCATTCGCACTCATTGCTGCTGATAATCCAGTTGTAATCCCAGCTCTTGATGATGTGAGTGAGGCTGTAGTTACAGTTGTAGGTCCAGACCTCTTCTGTATTGTAACAGTGAATGTAGCATTACTCTCACATACTAGAGAGATCTCTCTTAGTATACAATTTCTCACTACCACATAACCAGCCTTATCTGAATCCACATTGGAATTGAATTCTAGGAAGCGACCAGAGGAGGCATTACCATCGAAGCCTGCACAGATTACATATCGACCCTTAGATGAGGCATTATTATTCACCTCCTCGATAGCGGCCTGTACATCTATAGCAGTGAATCCATTAGTTGAATTATTGAATGGAGTAGATGATGCAACCTGTGACTTAATAGGACCAGACATATTAGCTCAATTCCCCTATTGCTATCTTCTTACCAGCACCACTAGCAATTAACCAGACAGCTACTCCTATAGGTAGCATGAGGAATTCTCCCTTGAATAGTTCCATGCCAGTAGTTGTAGTTACTCCACTGGAGTAACCATAGTAGATATCATTATCTCTAGGTCTCATTACTACATATTTCCTATTAGCTAGAGCAGATGCTCCGACCTTCAACTCAACAGCAGTAGTTCCTATTGTTAATTCAGCATGGAGACCACTAGTTCTAGCTATATCATCTATACGTAATTGATCTAGGGTATTACCTATCGTTACTCCGGTAGTGGAGCCCCTCAGGTATACGTCATCGTTATCATCCTGTCCGAATGGAGGGCACACTAGTGAATTCCTCCTCCATTAGTTAATTGTATTATTAACACACTATACATATCACCCCTGATTATTCTCAGATTCAGTATTAGGTTCTGTCTCTGCAACTCTAACTACCTCAAATACATTAGCTCTAATTCTAGGTATTAGTTGAGATTGAGCCCATCCTAGTAGACGTACATACTCAATCATATCTAACTGCTTAATTGTGAATTCAGCATGTGAATTAATCATATTGAGTAACTTGATTAACTTCGATACATCGTCCTCTGAGAACTTATTATTAGGTAGACTCATACTACTCCTATTACCACTCCTGAATTAGAATATGGCGGGAGCACGTATGCCCCCACCACCTATTATACATTATTGTATATGCAATGTCCACTACTATCTAGTATTACATTAACTATATAACTAGCTAAGTTCCAATGCCCTAACTTCGTTAGTACCAGTAGAACTAATTGCATATATATTAATAGCAGAACCAGCTCTCATTTCCATATATGAACGAGGAGACAGTGGGAATCCATCTGCATCTGTAACACCTGAACCACCTAGATATACCTTATGTTCGCCATTATTATATAGGAATAAGTACTTACGGTTAGTTAGATCAGATGCAATGATATCAGTAGCAGTTGTAGTGATATCCTCTACTGTATTAACTATAGCTGTATTAGCTAGAGCTACGTCACCTGATGTAGTACTTAGAGCAACTCTTAATTCATTACTAGAATTCATTGAGAATGGGACGTAATCACCATCAGCAGCGAATGGTCCACCAGCATCAGATCTAACAGCTAGAGACATCATACCCATATGACCGCTAGAGTGAACTGAATCCTCAGCATGAGATAGGCTCTCGATCTCACTACGGATAGCAGTAGTATCTATACGGATCTGATCTGCATCTGCTTCGATATTATCTAGGGATGTATTAGCTGATTGTAACTCAGTGATGATACTAGATGTATCTATGTCGATTGCAGCAACTGATGCTTCGATTGCATCGAGTGACGCATTAGCTAGTACTAATTGATCGTAGCTATCCTTATCGTGAACCCAGAGCTCTCCATTGGAGTTCACATTGAATGATGCATAGTCACCATCAGCCGATGTACCAGATGATCTAGTATCACGACGAACTGCTAGACTGAATGCTCCTAGATCTCCACTGACATGGGCAGAATCCTCTGCATATACATAGTCGAAGTCTACATCTAGATCTGCTAGAACATGTAGAGCTCCGCCAGTAGATCTGAGTCTATCCCAGTTATCACCAACTGAGTCATATCCATAATTGAAGGATCTAGAATCCAATCCCCGGAATGTATTGGCAATATTATCCGATGCTCCAGTACCACTAGTTATAGCATTACCAGAACCATCGAAGAGAGCAGATGCTACATTGAGCCAGTCCTCACTATTGATCGACTTCGTATCGATCAGTGTTCCTGTGTTGGTGAGTAGATGCGACCCCACCTTATCGCTGTCTGCAATTGTAGCTGCAGACGTTGCATTGAAGTGCAGTTGATCTTTCATGATTACTCCTGTATATGTGTGTGATCACCGAGCAATATGCTCAGTTAGTTATTGATTGATATACCTAGCATTAATTACTACGACCAACTAATAATCTCCATTAATTGACCAGATCCAGCAGATTGCACATATATTGTATATACTACTGTAGGATCTAGATTATTCTCTCTACTCATAGATCTAGGTGCCATCTCGTAGTAGTTAGCTACTGTATTTCCTGCTATATATGCTACCTGTAGTATTCTACTACCGACATTATGTAGTCTGAATCTGACAGTACCTAGAGGTAGAGTATAGGAATACTCAGTAGCTGCTGCTGGTATTGATAATCGCTGTATAATATTAGGTGATGACGCAATTAGACCATCAACTGTAGTTGTAGTACTACCTGTATCTAGGGAGCCACCTGTAGGTGTGAACTTCGACATACTAAGTAATACTCCAGTTCATATCTATAGGAATAGATATATTAATGCGAACTCGATTAATTACACAGCACATTAACTAGTCGCCTCTATCAATCGCACATCTATAGATGTACTACCAACTGCATAGATCTCCTGACCTGCCTCTATATCTATACCGATACACTCACCACCGCCCATCGGATAACCGATTGTAGTGGTAGCCTCTGCTAGCTTGAATCCGATGTATAGTATGGAATTAGGTGTATTATTCTTGATGACGATACCTGCCCTATCTACCAGTGCAGCTGGAATCAGTAGTGCGGGTGTAGTTGTAACTGGTGCTGGAGATGCTCTAAGTTCAGTTGCACCCAGGATACGGGCACTAGTTGTACCTGATCCCATTCCACGACCCACTACTTGTAGATTACATGATCCTGTATATTCTATAACTAATATAGAATTAGACATGGTATCTGCCGACTTCTTGAGTAGGAGATCGGTAGTAGGTGCAGTTATCTGTGGGAATCTGATGATCTCAACATCCTCACCAGGAGATGTATACGTCAGTACATATACATCTAATGTTCCACTAGTTAGCGTACGTACGTATAATGAGACTAGTAATGAATCTGAATCTAGAACAAAGGAGACACGACGAGATCCAGAGCCTACTAATTCTCCATTGAATAGAGAATGAGACTCTGATCTACCTATACGGTAGCTATGGTTAGATGATGACATCTAATAATCCCTCAGATAGGGCCTGATCTGCAGTCATTATATAATCACTGGTGCATCGCCTGCGCCAGTATTGAGCATTCTTACTACTATCCATCACACTACTACGTAGAGCATAGATGTCATACATCTGCTTCCGTATAATGCGGGAATGATCAGCCCATCGTTCGAATGATATCGCCCCCGTCTCACTCGAATTAGTACCATCATGTATCATTATTGTTGAGTGGCGTGTGGCCTCCCGTACATCTCCTGCCTGGAGAATAATGGAGGCCATCGACATTGCCTGTCCAACTACTCTGATACTTACCTCATGTGGTAGTGCACTGATGACATCGTATATCGCTATACCATGTTCCCAATCACCACCCTCAGAGTTGAGGTATATTACAATGGGCTGATCGCCCGACTTCCTTAGTATATCTATGTTAGTGAGTGTCCTAGAGGTTAACTCCAGATCAATCTCACCGAATATGTTGATACTACGTGCTTCAACTGAGAGTCCCCATTCATGATATCGATCAATCGAATCACCCCTTGTTGCCCTCCCCATCGCCATCCGTATTATCTCCGTCTGCTAACTGTCGTTGATTCTGATTACCAGTATTGATTGTAACACCCTGTCTATCTAACCACTGCTGGAGCTCGTGTGGACCCATTCTATTGATCCTCTCATCTAGCAACTTCTCCTTAGCATACTTCCGTGGCATCTTATCAGTTGCCTCTAGGAGTAGCTTCGCTGCATTCACCCTAGCACTTGCATTAGCATCTGGATCTACCAGTAATTGTTCTAGGGTATCTAGAGCTATATGTGCTAGATACTCGGTCCTCTGTCTGAATTCATCCCTATTAGTGAACCATTCCCTGAATCCAGGTTGTGACCACCACTTCGACACCCGACCGTCATTAGTTATCTGCATCACTGCAGCTAGTGTGATTGAATTACTGTCAGTAGTGGGATTATCACCCCATACTGCCCAGTATGCTGCCTTAACCTGTCTCTGTGTCGGAGTAGGTACATATACCATATCCTCCACCAATGCTGCTATATTACTCAGATTACTCATCTATATATACTCATATCACTAGTGCTTCAGCTTGGGTATATCGAATCCATTGAGTCGGAGCATGGTCTCAATCTCAGCCTCAACCTCCTGCTCTAATTCGAATTCGATTGGATCATTGGCATCCCCAACTACAGCTACATGGAGGAATCGGTCCTCCGGTATATTGACCGCTAGAGTGGCTAATCCCCTCCTGGATACGTCCAGATCTCGGATATAGCCCTGAGCCTCCAACCATGTTAGATACTCTCTGAGTCGTCCTAATGGGACTCTGAGATGTCTAGAGAATGGTCCTAGCTGTATATCTACAGTATCTCCCATCCACTCCATGAACTGGAAGCGGCCCCACATTATTAGAATGAGACACTTGAATGGATTTAGTCTATGTTTTCGAGTGCCCATGTTATCCTAATACTAGTTGCCATGTAATTATTGTATCATAGTTAGACAGTGAAGTCAAGTGTTAATTATTATTAATAGTAGTAGTGTAGTAGTGATATTACTGGTCGAACTAACTACTAGATAGATAACAATCGATAATTACTAGTCTATCTAGATAGTAGTTGACAATTCTGTGGTATGTGGTATAATTAGAACATAGAGAGACTCATAGGAGTAATCATTGATGACATAGAAATCATAGATAATCACCTCTATGCCCCTATGCCCTACTGGCGGGGTTAATTATATGATACATAGATTCATAGTATAGTTATACACTACATAGTAGTATCACTAGTGATACATTGAATCTAAGTATCTATGTAGTACTACATAGCAGTACCTATTGAATAGGGGCTCACTAGGTACACTACCTCATCTCTCGACATCCTACCTATCTCTACTCCTATTCCTACTTATATATGCATTCTACCTATTAATTGAGTACTGGTTGTCAATAATGTACCTATTCGTGGGGGCGATATTACTCGGTCTCTATAGGGGCTCTATCTATCGAATATCATTATATATAGGAGCTAGTTACCAGTCCGACTCATAGCACCTCCCCGAGAATGTGAGGGGGTAACTTGCGATCTAGTCGAACATCAACCCACTTCCCGATTGGTCGATTGGCCAGTCAATTCATATATTCGATCCTACCACCCATTCATGATGCAATACCGCACGTGCGGTGACTAGTGTGTTGTGTTAGTAGTGGGGAGAAGTACGTCACCCCCCAATATCCTACGGTATACACGATGCAGTGACGCCTCTCCCTATTCATTATATACTATCCAACAATTGCCCAATTATATGACGCATGTCTATATAGAGGGATATTCTATTAATATTCCAGTGATATCATATACATACGCACAATTAACTCATATAATTGACTAATCCATCGTCAATTCACCCCTCAATGATTCCGCATAGTTAGCTAATCACCCCTAGAATTCATCAATGATATCACGGCTGGCATTAGTCCTGCAATATCTAGTTACGTCAGGCGATGAGTTAACCAGATAGAATGAGGTGAACTAATGAGAATCGATTACTACATAGACAGCACAGGGTTCTATTGGGCTTGTATTCATAACGGTGATAGTACATATAAGCATATCTATCTAGGTATGACTAATCGTGAGCAAACGCGAATTGATATGATACATAGATTGGGGGTGATATGACCGAATTACTGACACAGAATGGGAAGATGCGGAAATCATCTGAGAATAGTGAATATGTAACATATAACTGGGGTATACCCGCATATAAGTCGAGGACAGGACTAGTCACATGCCCTATGG